ATGGCTGAAACAGCAACCCCGTCGGGCGCCCGCCCGACGGGCTTTTTTCATGCCCAGCTACAAACCGCGCTACAAGAAAAATACAAGCAATAACATTTTGAAATGTAGCAGAGCCGAGCGGCGGACGACTACAAACAAAAGGGAAAATGTAGCGGAGTTGTAGCAAGCCGAAAAGAAAGCTGATTCGCTCCTTTTCACATAAAAACTACAAACTACAAATAATTATATAATAGACCTAAAATATAATAATATGGGCGCGCGTAACCCCGCAAACGCGCTATGCGTCAGGACGCGCGCCCGCCCGCGCGCGCAGGCGTGCACGCGCGCGCGTACATCTATAAAGTAAAAACGGTTTGCAGCAGCGGTACGACGTGTCAATGAAAACTTGACAAAAAGGGTGGCCCGGTTTTGTGCAAACGGTAAATCTTGTCAAAGAAACCTTGACAAAGCACGCCAAGTGTGCTAGAATGGCGTCAAGGCAGGCGGAAGGAAAACCGCGGGAAACCCACGACGACCAAGAGGGCAGGAAACATGAAGCAGAACAGAACAGAGTTCATCGAAGCGATGAAGCAGCAGACGATCGGCTGCGAGATTGAGATGGCCGAGATCACAAGACAGGCCGCGGCGAGAGTGGTCGCGGATTACTTCGGGACCAGCGACACGGTCAGATACACCGGCGGCGGGTACGATACATGGAGCTGCGACGACCCGAAGGGCAGACGCTGGCAGGTCATGAGCGACAGCAGCATCCACGCAAGCACCAGCAGCAAAAAGGCGGAGCTGGTGACCCCGATCCTGACCTACGACGACATCGAGGACCTGCAGGAGATCGTCAGACGGCTCCGGAAGGCGGGCGCGATCAGCAACCCGCAGCACGGATGCGGAGTGCACATCCACATCGGCGCGGCCGGTCACACGGCCCAGACGCTGCGGAACCTCACCAACATCATGGCGGCGCACGAAGCCCTGCTGAGCAGCGCGATCTACATCGACAGAGGGCGGCAGAGCAGCTACTGCCAGCCGGTAGACCCGAGATTCCTGCAAGCGGTCAACTCGAAGAAGCCGAAAACCATGGACGAGCTCGCGGACATCTGGTACCAGAGCCAGCACTGCGACTGGCAGCGCGACACGCACTACAACAACAGCCGGTACCACATGCTGAACCTTCACGCGACCTTCACCAAGGGCACGGTCGAGTTCCGGCTTTTCCAATTCGACAATCCGCACGGCCAGACCAAGGGCGGCTTGCACGCGGGGCGGCTGAAAGCATACATCCAGCTGGCGCTCGCGATCAACCAGCAGGCCAAGACGGTCAAGACGGCAAGCCCCAAGGCCCTGACGACGGATAACCCCAAGTACGCAATGAGATGCTGGCTCCTCCGGCTGGGCTTCATCGGCGACGAATTCGCAACGGCCAGAGAGCACCTGACCAAGAAGCTGCCGGGAGACGCGGCCTTCCGGAACGGCAGGCCGCAGCAGCAGGCTGCAGCAGCAGACGACGCCGCATGACGCGCAGGAGGCCGCAGGACGCACGCAGAGACGCCCTGCGGGCCTCACCCGACAAACTAAGCACCCAAACCAAACGCCCCGCAAATCGCACGCTAGGGGCCTTAAACGCGAAGGAGGATAAACAATGAGCAAGACCAAGTACTACATCGCCTACGGAAGCAACCTGCACGTCGCCCAGATGCAGCGGCGCTGCCCGGGTGCGATCGCGGTAGGCACCGCGTGGCTGGACGGCTGGCGGCTGGCCTTCCGCGGCAGCAAGACCGGCGCGTACCTGACGATCATCCCGGACAGGGACAGCCGGGTGCCCGTCGGGATCTGGAAGATCGACGCCGAGCACGAGCGCTCGCTCGACCGGTACGAAGGCTACCCGACCTTCTACGGCAAAAAGACGGTACGCGTCCAAATGGAGCTCCTGCGCCCGACAGAGCGCGCAGCACGAAGGACCGTGAAAGCCATGGTCTACATCATGGATCCGCGATGCCTGCCGGGCATCCCGAGCAGCGCCTACATTCAGACCTGCTCGGTCGGGTACAAGTGCTTCAACCTGCCGGAGGAGTACCTCAGCAGGGCGATCAAGGAAGCGTGGAGCGCGCGACCGCGTGGAAAGAAGGTGATAGCATGAAGCGAGGAGACATTTTCTACTGCGAGGACCAGCTCACCGCAGGAAGCGTGGTCTGGTCGAAGGGGAGGCCCTGCGTGATCGTTTCCTCGGACCAGATCGCGGCCGCGGAGAGCTACGGAGTGGTGCAGGTGGTCTTCCTGACCTCGCGGCCGAAGCCCGACCTCCCGACGCGCGTCCGGATCAAAAGCACGGGCCGGGAATCGACGGTGCTCTGCGACCAGATCGTGGCGATCCCGAAGGACCGCCTCGGGACCCGAGTGGCCTCCTGCACCGCAGAGGAGATGCAAGCGATCGAGGCAGGCATGCTGGCAGGGCTCGGCATCGCAGCAGCCCCGGAGGCGCCCGGCGACGGCGGCCAGCTGCTGGTCGCGCGCACCGAGAGGGACACCTACAAGAGGCTCTACGAGCAGCTGCTCGCAAAGGTGCTGGGGGTGGAAGCATGAACATGAAGGACAACCCGTGCAACGGCTGCACGAAGGAGACCGGCCGCGGGCCCGGATGCCACAATCCGGGATGCCCGCGCGGCTGGTACGAGTGGGACAAGAAATACAAGGCCGAGCGCGAGGCCATCGCGAAGTACCTCAAGCAGGACCGCGACGCGGAGGGCGTGCTGATCGACGCGCAGATCAAGGGCCGCCCCGGGAGAGGAGTGAGGAAATGAAGGTGGCAAAGGCATACGAGGAGCAGGCAAGAACCGGATACGACGCGGGGCTGTTCGTCGCGCGGCGCCTTGCCCCGGCGGACGGGGCGTACAGCTGCCCGCACTGCAGCGACGCGATGCACCCGCGGTGCTTCGGCGGCGGCCTTTACGGATTCGCCTGCAACCGCTGCAAGACGCTGATGCTGGCCGAGGCCGACAACTGCATCGACGCAGCCGAGAAGCTGGGGGTGCTCGCATGAGCGCCCCGGGCCAGCCGCGGCGCGACGCTGCCGGAGCCGCCTGCCGGAACGCAGCGATCGAGTTGGCGGAGATACACAATCGGGTCGCAGCGGCGCTGGCCGAAGTGCGCAGCGAAATAAGCGACACAACTGCGGTCGAGATACGCGGCGCACTGCATTGCATAAACCGAGCGGCTGCCTTCCTCGACGAGGCGGCTGACGACTTATACCGAGATGAGGAGGAGCAGGAATGAAAGAGACGAGGACATGCCCGATCTGCGGGCAGGAGTACACCGAAGCCCCGGCGCTGAGCCGGGAGGACAACCAGACGCTGATCTGCCCGGACTGCGGCACACTGCAGGCGCTCGCGGCGATCGGCGTCACGAACGCGAACGCGGTGCTCGCGCGGATTCACGAATACAACGAGCGCAGAGCGCAGGAGGAGCAGGCATGAGCTGGAGAAACGACCCGACGACTTATCGGCAGATGCAGTACATACGCATCCTGCAGGATAAACACCCGACGATCCCGCTATTCACAGGACGCACAAAAGGCGAGGCGGCGGATTACATCAGTTTTTATAGAAGCCGCTCGTTCGCCGATGACATACACGACGCGCTGGAGGGCCTGCTGGAGGCGAGGCGTGCTGCATTGTGCGAGAAGAAGGAGGAGCAGGAATGAGCATGAAAGCAATCAAGATCGAGACCGACGGCAGCATCGGGGCCGTCGAGATCACCGGCGACGACGTCAGCGCGCAGAACGACAGCATCTACAAGCACCTCGGCGGCTACTTCGAGATCGTCCGGCTCGGGCGGGACGCCTGCCTGCTGGTGGACGACGAAGGGCTCCTGAAGGGCCTGCAGCAGAACCTGCTGGCAATGATGATCAGCGGCCACCCGCTGCTGGTCGGGACCGCGCTGATCGTCGGCACACGGCCGGGGCCAGAGGGCGACGAGTTCTGCGACGCGCCGGAGCGCTTCGTCAAGCTCGCCGACGAAATCATCACGCAGGCGTGGGGGGAGGACGGCACATGACACTTGACGAAGCAATCCAGCACGCCCGGGAGGTGGCCCAGAGCGGCTGCAGCGAATGCTGCAAGGAACACGAGCAGCTCGCCGAGTGGCTCGAGGAGCTGCAGCAGCGCCGGGCGGCAGAGCAGGACAGCCTCGACGCGATGCGCAGCCAGATCGAGAAGGTCGTCCGGACTGAGCGCGACGACGGCGACTGGTACGCTGCGCTGCTGCAGGACGGCTCGTGGACCCACTTCCACGAGATGAACGACATCCTGCGTCGGTTCATTTTCGACAGCACCCACGCCGTGCGCTCCTACGTGGACTACACCGGCCAGACCGTATACGAGCGGCGCTGAGCGCCGGAAATAGCTAGCCTTTGTGTGTCTCGCACAACAGGCTAGCTGTTTTTTGTCGATATGGTCGATTTTGTCAAGGAATCCTTGACAAACGGCGCCGATTGTGCTATACTGGGCTCACAGGGCGAGGAAAGCCCACCGAATACGAGACAGCCCGACGGGCGGGAGGAAAAGAAAATGACGAGATGGAAACTGAGACTGACCGAGAGATTCAGCGGCAAGACCCGCACGGTCATGGTAACGGCCGACAACAGAGCGGCAGCAGAGGCAGCCTACAAGGCAAACTGGTCGAGATTCAACGACCTCAACGGAATCGAGAGGGCGGCGACGAAGCCAGAGATCATCGAGGCGATCCTCGCGGACATGGAGGCCAAGCAGGGCCCGCGCGAGAACGCCAGAAAGCGCTACGGCTGCTACCTGAGAGGCCTGCGGAAGAACGAGCTCGAGGGCATCCTCGAAGCAAGACTGGGCCTGAACCACTGAGAGGAGGAACGACCATGAAAACATACATCGCGGTTTTTTGGAGGAGCAACCCGCAGCTGAAGTACGGCGGGTACGAGACCACCAGAGAGATCGAGGCCAAGACGCTGGCCTCGGCTACGAAGAAAGCACAGCAGTACGAGAACGGCTGCGCCTACGGCGGCATGACGCTGCAGCAGGTCCTGACCAAGGCCGAGTACGAGGAGAACACGAAGGAGGAGCAGAGATGAGAATCGAATTCAGCGACCGGGAATACCGGTACGAACACGACAGAGCGCCGCGCGGCCGCGGCTGGTGGCTTTTCACCTTCGAGGGTCACGAGTTCGAGCACACCGGGACCCTGACCGAGGCCAAGCAGGCCTGCCGCGAGCACATCCGCAAGATCGCACCGGCCGACTACACCGGGACGGTACGAGTGAACATCGAACCCTGAGAGGAGGAACGACCATGGCAATCAAGATCATCAACGGCGTGAAGTGCTACCCGGCGTTCAACACGGAGGCCCACGCGCACGACTTCGAGTACCAGCGCAACCACGCGCTGAACACCATGTGGGACATGGACCACGACGAGATCCCCTACGACGGCAAGGCCTACGCAGAGCTGGAGCAGACGGTCGAGAAGGCGGAGGCGATCCTCGCCCGCCTGAGCTGGCCCCTGACCTACCTGCCATGGGACCTCTACAAGCACGCCAAGGACACGATCGCATGGGCAGGATGCGCACGCGACGCAGCGATGAGGAGGTGAGCAGAGATGAAGTTACACGAGTGCAAGGACTGGAGGGCAGTACACCTGCCGGGACGCACGATCCTCAAAGAGGACTGCAGATACATGGGCGTGGTGCAGCTGCACGAGCTGGCGGAGCTAAGCGTGGAGCCCGTAGCGGGCCGCAAGGGGCACTACCAGCTGGCCCGGAGAGAGGAGGAAACACCATGAACGAAGCACAACTCGCAATCCTGCGAATGAAGTACCCGCCCGGGCAGCGGGTCCGCGTAGACGGCCCGATGCCGCAGGACCCGGATCCGGTCCCGCCCGGGACGCTGGGCACGGTCCAATACGTGGACGACGCAGGCCAGATCGGCGTGCAATGGGACAACGGACGGAGCCTCGCCCTGATACCGGGCGTGGACAGCTTCGGCAGAGCATGAGGAAAGCCCCGAGGCGAGAAGCCCCGGGGCCTTTTTGTGTTTCCGGACGGTCGCAATCAAGTACATCCACCAGAGCGTGGCTAAAGAGGATTGATACAACGAGCTCAAACGCGCAGCTCGATCTGCAGCACGGGATCAGGACGGACAAAGGAGCCGTCCGGGGCCCGGTAGGCCCGCTCGCGCCGGTACGTGATCCGGTCGATCACGACCCGCAGCAGGGTGTTTAATTCCTTCACGGGCGCGTCCTTTGCATCTAAGGCCCCCAGCGCGCCGTACAACGACGCCTCGACGGCAGCAGCACCCGCAGCACGGTCGGCAGCATCAAGCGCCTCAGAGAGCGCGTGAGAGGCTGCAGCGAGCTCCTCCTCGTTCTTGGCCGACAACCGGTCGAACACGTCGCGGGGCATCCCCTCGGCCAGCAAGCCCCAGAGACCGTCGCGCTTCGCCGACAGAGAATCCACCCGAGCCTGCAGCAGCCGGACCTGCCGATCGACGGCGTCTGCTGCTGCGCTGTCCCCGGCGGCACACACCGTGAAGTCCTCGAGCTCCGCCCGGAGCACGGAGGCGATCTCCCGGAGCAGCACGTCGATCGTACAGCCAGCATTCCCGCAGCGCGCCTGATCTTTGCAGTGGATCCGGATGCCGCGGCCCTTCGTTTGCGCGGCCTTCACCATGACGGAGCCGCACTCGCAGTACACGAGACTGGCAAGCGGATTCTGGATGTCCAGATGCGACCGGACCGGAGGGAGATGCCGTGCAGCCCGGGCGCGCTGGACAGCGTCCCAGAGATCCTGCGGCACAATGGCCGGATGCTTGCCCGGGTACAGCGGCGCGTCTTTCCGGACGGCCCGCTGCTTTTTCAGCTCGCCGTCAACGATCACGCGCTCCTGCTTTCGGTGGTCGTAGCGGACCAGCCCGAGATAATGCGGGTTGTCGAGAATCCGGTAGATCACCGGCGGTCGCCAGATGTCTGCAGCCCGCGGCGGCACACCCGCGTTATTGAGCGCCTGACAGATCGCGGCAGCGCCGGAACCGGCAGCGTACATCCGGAACATCAGCAGGACAGCCTCGGCCTCAGCCGGAACCGGCTCTAAGGTGTGCACCGTCCGGCGGCCGTCCTTGACCGAGACTTTCCGGTACCCGAACGGCGGCTGCGAGCCGACGTACCAGCCCTGCTCCACGCAGAGACGGAGCCCGTTCTGCATGATGCACCGGGTGTATTCGAGGTAGTCGTTCCCGCGTTCCAGCTCGCGCTGGAAGAAGTCGCGATCCCGCGCCTCGGCCAGATCGAACGAGCCCTGCAGCGTGACGACCAGCGTGCCAGTGTACCTGAACACTTTAACGAGCCGGCCGATATCCTCGAGGTCACCGCGGGACAGACGCTGCGGCTCGACGACGAGCACGGCCCGGAACCGGGGCTGCTCAATCAGCCGCAGGACCTTCTGGACTTCCGGCCGCGCAGCGATCGTCTCGCCGGAGACGACCTCCCTGAAACGATTACTTTCCGGCACAAGCTCGCCCCAGCGCTCCCGGCAGAAGTCGTCCAGCATCTGCTCGTGGCGTGCGAGAACCTCCGCGACCGAGAGCGACGGATCATCCGTGCGGGATTTCCGGAGGTAGATCAAGACCTCCTCCGGTTTCAGATTCGGCAGCGTGAACATGCGGCGCACCTCCCCTCGGGATTTCCGGCAGCAGCGCATCCACCATGCGCTCAATGATTCCGTGGAGCCTGTCGATGCGGGCGTCCTTCAGATCAATCTGGCCTTTGATGAAGTCAAGACGGCGCTGGTAGGACTCCTCGCAGCGGGCGAGCCGCGCCTCCATTTCGGCAAGGCGCTCGTTTTTGTAGCGGATCACGGCACGCAGCGCTTCGGCGGTATCCTCGGCGGCGCCCTCGGTTTCCGGCGCCTGCGCGTAGACACCAAGGACCGCGTCAGAAATCGGCTTCAATGTGTTCTCGAATTGCCAGCCGTAGGCTTCGGAGCCCTCCTCGAAAACCCGCCGGATTGTGTACATCGAGACGGAGCCCCCGTTCTGCTCAACGAGGTCCAGAATTCGCTGATACGAAAGACCGTTCTCTTCCCGGACCTTTTTCAGGCGGGAGATCAGGTCGGCGATTTTATCCTGCAACATGAAAACAACTCCTTTTCAGCAGAAGAACGGCACGCTTCCGGACTTGAATCAGCACCGACAAGCGTGATACAATAGGCGCAGAGGAAACAGCAAGGCCCCCGCTGTTTAACACACCACAAACGCAGCAGACGTCACACCACAACCGCAGCAGCCCCGACAGCCGCCTCGTGCCTCTGCGAGGCGGCCCATTTTATCAGGAAGGACGGTGCGGCACACAATGGACCGAGAACAGAACATCCAGCGAATCATTCAGATTTTGGAGGAGTATGGGATTCTGCCCCTTCCGGAGGTTCCAGCTTATCCAGCGCCTCGGCCAGCGCCTGAATCTGAGCATCCGACAACGACATAACACGCCCCACGATAGCGCTCCGCAGCACGTCTGCCGGAGCGCTATCTCTGTTTAGGAGCCAGTCAACCGACACACCGAAGGCCTCGCCGATGCGCAGCAGCATTTCATAATTCGCCTCGTAGAGCCCGCGTTCGTACTGGCTGTAGCGCTGCCGGGAGATACCGATGCGGCGCGCGGCCTCGGTCGCGGTGATACCGAGAGCGAGCCGGGCTTCTTTGATTCTCGTCATGGCAATCGCCTCCTTTCGACAACATAATACCATAAATGCAGATTTTTGTCAAGTGTTCCTTGACGAAAGAAGAAAACGAGCACAAAAAGCAGCGGCCCTTTTTGTGGAATGTCACGAAATGTAAAAGAAACCTTGACAAAACGCGCCAAAAGTGCTATGCTAGAACCGTCAAAGAAACCTTGACAAAACACAACAGCAAAAGACGGGAGGTGAGAGGATGGACAAGCCGCGCGAGTACCTGAGAAAGCTGCGGACCGACGCAGGACTGACCATGCAGGAGGTGGCTGACACCTTCGGCATCACGAAACAGTATTACAACCTGATCGAGACGGGCGTCAGCCAGAAGCGCATGGACATCACACTGGTCCGCAGGATCGCCGACCTTTTCGGCCTGACGCTTGATCAGGTAGCGGAGGAGGAGCAGAAGCTGCTCGACGAGGTGGAAGCCGAGGAGGCAGCAGGGGAAGCAGAAACAGCGTGAGAGGAGGAGACGGCGTGAAGCCGACCACAACAGTGACCCGGCCAACAATCACGCCGGAGGAAAGAGAAGCGCGCATGGCGGAGATCCGGAGAGCGGTCGCGGATTTCAGCATCGCCCGCGCAAGGCAGACCGCGCAGAGAAAAGAAGGAGAGCAAGCATGATGACAGCAGGAGCAATATGGGCGGCGGTCGCAGTGCTGACCGCAGCAGAAACGGCAATTTTCGGAATGTGCGTGTCGGCGATCAAGGAAGCCTGCCACGCCAACCTCCGGGAAGAAAAGCAGAGAATCCGCAGAGCAGCGGCGCGCGAGATCGAAGAACGAGCAAGCCTGCGGGCGCGAGAAATCCTCGCAGCAACGCGCATCCAGATCGGCGTGCAGCTGATCAATGAGAGCGACATCGCGTGGGAGAAGGACATCAGGAAAACGAGCAGGAAGGAGGACGCGGCATGATAGCAGTCACCCTGAACAACGGCGAGCTCGGGATCGCAGACGTCAAGCTGCGGGACCGGAAAGCGTACAGCTTTGTCCGCATCGCGCCGGACGCGGTGCTGGCTTACCGCAACGATAGCTTCGCGAAGGGGAAACCCCACAACGCGATCGCCTCGCTGATCGCCTCGCAGCAGATCTACGGGCCCGCAGTGATCGTGGGCATTAACACGAGGGAGCTGCCGACCAGAGACGCGGCCTACCACGACGCACCGCAGCGGTACGTCGATACCTACGGAATCAACGAGCAGGAAAAGCAGGAAAGCAAGGAGGAAAACACATGAACATCGAAATCAAGATCATGGCCGAAAGCGTCGAGGAGGCGCGTGCGGCATTCGCCAAGTTGGCAGGGCCGACCTTCCGCGTCACGGACGCACCGGCGATCGCGCAGGGCGGCGAGCTGGCGATCCCGGCAGGCACCGACCTGAAAGTCGCCGAGGTCACCAGAGACAGCGTGACGCTCAACAGCGACCTGACGCAGGAGCCGATGCAGCTGCCGGAGCCCGCACCGGAGAAGCCGAAGCGCGCCCGCAAGGCGGCAGCGAAGGCCCCCGAGAGCGCGCAGGAGCCCGCAGGAGAGCCGGAAGCGCCGCAGGCGGCAGCAGCACCCGCGGAGCCGGAGAAGCCCGCAGAGAAGCCGGTAGCGGCCCCAGCGGCGGACGCGCCAACGCTGGACCAGATCGCAAACGCAGGAGCGCGCCTGCTGGACGCAGACGCAGGCAAGATGATGCCGCTGCTCGACCTGCTCCGGGAATTCGGTGTGCAGGCGATCACGCAGCTGAAGGACGACCAGCTGGCGGCATTCGCCGAGCGGCTGCGTGGCCTCGGAGCGGAGGTGTGAGCCATGCCGCCAACAGCGCACGCTAAACTGAGCGCCAGCGCGTCGCACCGCTGGCTCAACTGCACGGCCTCGCCGGGCTACGAGGCGCAGTTCCCGCGCGGCACGAGTGAATACGCGGAGGAAGGAACGCTGGCGCACGAGTTCTGCGAGGTGGCAGGACGGGCAGCCTTCGGGCTGATCGACAACGAGGACGCGACCGAGCGGGAGGCCCTGCTGCGGCAGCACGAGCGATACAATCCGGAGATGCTCCGGACGGCCAAGTTCTACGCGGACCGGCTGCAGGAGATCGCCCTCGAATACAAGACGCCTCCGGCGGTCTTTTTCGAGGTGCAGGTCGGGCTGGGAGAATGGATCCCGGAAGGCTTCGGAACATGCGACTGCTGCATGATCGGCGGCGACACCCTGCACATCATCGACTACAAGCACGGCAAGGGCGTCAAGGTCGAGGCAGAGGGCAACAGCCAGATGCGGCTCTACGCGCTGGGCGCGCTGCACCGGTTCCGGGTGATCTACGGCGACCGCATCAAGCGCGTGGTGACCGAGATCATCCAGCCGCGCATCAGCGAGGAGCAAAACACCGAGGAGATCACGACCGCGGAGCTGCTCGCATGGGGCGAAGGCGTCAAGCCGGTGGCCCGCGCGGCATACACCGGAGAAGGCGCGGAGTTCCACGCCGGAGACTGGTGCAGATTCTGCGCAGGCAGGGCGCAATGCAGGGCCAGAGCGGCCGGGTACACGGCGCTCGAGGAGTTCGCAGCGATGCAACCGCAGGACAACAAGCTAAGCGATGCCGAGATCGCGGACCTTCTGAACCGGGGCAAGGGCATCGCCAAGTGGTACGAGGAGCTCGCGGCATACGCCAGAGAGGCGATCCTCGAAGGGCGCAGCTTCGCCGGATGGAAGGTCGTCGAGGGGCGCAGCACGCGGCAGTTCACCGACCAAGACGCAGCCCTCCGGGCGCTGGAGCTCGCAGGCTTCGACGAGGCGATCCTTTACGAGCGCAAGCCGCTGACGCTGGCCGCCCTCGAAAAGCAGGTGGGAAAACAGGTCTTTGCAGACGTCTGCGGAGCCTACGTCACGAAGCCGCAGGGGAGCCCGACGCTGGTCGAGGCCAGCGACAAGCGGCAGCCCTACAACAGCGCGGCACTCGAAGCAGAGGGGCTAAAATGAACAACACCACAATCCAGATCCGGTACGGCGACAGATTCGGAGCCAACGCCGGATGCACGACGGTGCGCCTGCCAGCATGGCTGGAGGAAGCGCCGCTGCCGAAAATCAAGGGCTTTATGAAGCTGGCGGCACAGCATAGCCGCGACTTCGACAACGCCGGGGAAGTGCTTCGGCTGGAAGCCTACATCACCACGGCGCTCACGGAAGCAGACGCCGAGCTCGAGGTCGCCAAGGCGATCAACGAGGAGGGAGCGCGCAAGGCAGAGGTCAAGCGCGTGAACAACTGGATCAACCGCCTGCGGAAAATCAGGGAAAGCCTGACCGCAGCGCTTGATAAATACCCTACACGAAAATAACGAATTAGGAGGAAAAAACGTATGTATCAGGGTATCGCAACCAAAGTCATGACCGGAGAGGTTCGCCTCAGCTACGTGCACCTTGTGGAGCCGTACGCAAATCCCAACCAGCAGGGCGCGGAGCCTAAGTATTCGGTCACGCTGCTGATTCCGAAAACGGACACAGCGACCAAGGCTGACATCGACGCAGCCATGAGAGCCGCCTACGAGCAGGGCGTCGCAGACAAGTGGAAGGGCGCAAAGCCGACGCTGAAGAACGCGCTGATCTACGACGGCGATGGCATGAAGAACGACGGCACGCCGTTCGGAGACGAATGCAAGGGACACTGGGTCATCAGCGCCAGAACGAACCGCAAGCCGCAGGTGGTCCACGTCAGCAATCCGACCGTGGAGCTGGCACCGACAGACATCTACAGCGGGATGTACGGCCGCGTGAGCATCAACTTCTACCCCTTCACCGGGCAGCAGAAGGGCGTCGCGGCGGGCCTCTCCAACGTGTTCAAGACCAGAGACGGCGAGCCGCTGAGCGGCGGAGCCAGCGCAGCGTCCGAGTTCGCAGACATCGCGAAGGAGTACGCGCAGGTGGCGGGAGCCCCGGCAACAGCCCCGGCAATCAACCCGATCACCGGCCTCCCGATGTAAGCAGCTATGGCGGCGGCACACATCCTCAGCGTGGACCTCGAGACCTTCAGCAGCGTAGACCTGCAAGCGGCCGGGGTAGCACGCTACGTGGAATCACCGGATTTTGAAATCCTGCTGCTCGCCTACAGCACGAACGACGGACCGACGACGGTCATCGACCTAGCCTCGGGGGAGACGATCCCCGAGGCCGTGGTCGAGGCCCTGCGCAGCGACGCCTACGAGAAGCACGCGTTCAACGCGGTCTTTGAAATCACTTGCCTGCAGAAGGCGGTGGGCGGCATACGGCCAGAGCAATGGCGCTGCGACAAAGTGCACGCGATGTACTGCGGGTACCCCGGCAGCCTCGAGGCCGCAGGCAAGGCGCTGGGGCTTCCGGAGGAGAAGCAGAAGCTGGCAACGGGCAAGGCGCTCATCCGATACTTCTGCAACCCCTGCAAGCCGACCAAGAGCAACGGCGGCCGGACGCGGAATCTTCCGCACCACGACCCGGAGCGCTGGCGGCTTTTCAAAGAATACAACGCGCAGGACGTCGAGACCGAGAAAGAGATCGAGCGCAGGCTGGCGGCATTCCCGCTGCCGGAGGACATCCAGCAGCAATGGATCACCGACACCAGAATCAACAGCATGGGCGTCAAGATCGACGTGGACATGGTCGAGGGCGCGCTGGCGATCGGCCAGCAGACCACCGAAGCCCTGATGACTGAGGCACGCAGTATCACCGGCCTAGAGAACCCGAACAGCCCCGTACAGGTGCTGGGGTGGCTGCAGGAGCACGGAGCAGCGCTCCCGAACCTGCAGAAGGAAACGGTCGCGGATGCCCTCGCGGGCGGCATTGCGGACAGCAGCGCCAAACGGGTGCTCGAGATCAGGCAGGAGCTCGGCAAGACCAGCACGAAGAAATACGACGCGATCGAGACCTGCGTATGCAACGACGGAAGGGTCCGCGGGCTCCTGCAATTCTACGGGGCGAACCGGACCGGGCGCTGGGCAGGACGGCTCGTGCAGGTTCAGAACCTGCCGCGGACATACATCAAGCAGCTCGACCTCGCCCGGCAATGCGTGACGGCACACAACGCTGCAGCGCTTCGGTGCATCTTCGGCAGCATCCCGGATACGCTGAGCCAGCTGATCAGAACGGCGTTCATCGCGGAGCCCGGCAGGGTGCTGATAGACGCCGATTTTTCAGCGATCGAGGCCCGCGTGATCGCGTGGCTCGCCGGAGAGGAATGGCGGCTCGAGGTTTTCCGGACCCACGGAAAGATCTACGAAGCCAGCGCGAGCCAGATGTTCAAGGTCCCGATCGAGCGCATCAAGAAGGGCAACCCGGAGTACGCGCTGCGGCAGCGTGGCAAGGTCGCGGAGCTGGCCCTCGGTTTTCAGGGCGGCGTCGGAGCCATGCGGCGCATGGACGTGGGGCACAACTTGGACGATTTGAGCGACGACGAAGTGCAGAGCATCGTGGACAAGTGGAGAGCGACCAGCCCGAAGATCAAGCAGCTCTGGTACGACACGCAGGAGGCGGCGATCAGCGCAATCAACGGGACGCCGCGCAGCACGCACGGCCTGCTGTTCGCAAGGGAGTACAACGCCCGCACGGGCCAGAGCTTCCTGACGATCACGCTGCCGAGCAGACGAAAACTTTTCTACCTCGAACCGCAGATCGCGGAAAACAAGTGGGGCGGCCCGAGCATCAGCTACCTCGGGGTAGACCAGACAACCAAGCAATGGTGCAGGATAGAGACCTACGGCGGCAAGATCACCGAGAATTGCGTGCAGGCCACCGCAAGAGACTGCCTCGCGGTCGCGATTGAGCGCGTCACCGCAGCAGGGCTCCCGGTCATCTTCCACATCCACGACGAAGTGGTGATCGAGACCCTCCCGTTCGGCACACCCGAAGAAATGCTCGCGAAGGTCGTCGGACTTATGGCCGCACCGATACCGTGGGCGCCGGGGCTGCCACTGGCAGCGGACGGCTGGGTCGGCCAATATTTCAAGAAGGACTGACGGCAGGAAAGCAGGGGGCACAAGATGAAAGCAAACTACGCAGGAGCGGTCAACCTCGGAAGGCTGAGGAAGGAAACGCAGGCGGTCGCGGAGCGGCTCGTGAAAGAGCGCGAGGCGGCGATCATTGACGCGGTGCAGAGCAGCATCATGCAGCAGGTGCTCGCGGTGACGTTCTGCATTCTGCACAGAGAAAACGGCTGGGGCCCGGAGCGCCTCAACCGACTGAAAAACCAGATCGAGGACGAATTCGTCCTCATGCACAAGAAACCAATGGGACGCGAATACAACCCCCTCGACCTGCGCGCGTGGCTCAAAGAGTACGGCGTGGACCTCGAGGAGACGCAATACAAAGGGGGCATCGACTAATGCGGCACGACAGACAGATCGCGATCAGCACCGGCCGAAGCAGGAAGGACACCAGCTGGCAGCCGGTCACCATGACGATCAGCGAGCTGTGGAAACGGCTGGAAACGCCGATACGCGGGGCGGAGACCTTCGAGGAGTACACCCGCCTGCCGAAGGGACAGCAGGACGACAAAAAGGACATCGGCGGATTCGTAGCTGGGCAGCTGCGGGGAGGGCGCCGGAAGAAGGACGCCGTTCTGACCAGAGAGATCATCACGCTGGACATGGACACGATCCCGGCCTACGGAACCGAGGAGCTCCTCCGGAAGATCAGGAACCTCGGCTGCGGCTTCTGCGTTTACAGCACGAGGAAACACACGACCATAGCGCCGCGGCTCCGGGTCCTGCTTCCGCTGGACAGGGCGGTGACTGCGGACGAATACGAGGCGATCGCGCGCAGGCTGGCGCAGATGATCGCGATCGAGATGTGCGACCCGACGACCTTTGAAGCGCACCGGCTGATGTACTGGCCGAGCTGCTGCGCAGACACCGAGTACGTCTACGAGACGGCGGATGAGCCCTTCATCAGCGCAGACACGATCCTCGCAGGGTACGCGGACTGGCACGATTACACGCAATGGCCGCAGGTGCCCGGCTACGCACCGGAGAAGCAGCTCGCAGCCAAGCAGGGCGACCCGGAGACCAAGCCGGGAATCGTCGGAGCGTTCAACCGGGCCTACGACATCCTCACGGCAATGGCGAAGTTCATCCCCGGCACATACGAGCAGGTGCCAAACGACCCCGGGCGCTTCACCTTCACTGGCGGCAGCACGACGGGCGGCGCGGTGCTCTACGACGGCGGCCGGTTCCTTTACAGCCACCACGCGACCGACCCCTGCGGCGGCAAGCTGGTGAATGCCTTTGACATGGTCCGCCTGCACAAATTCGGGGACCGCGACGACGGCATCAGCACGACGCAGATCACGCAGCTGCCCAGCTACAAGGCAATGGCGGAGCTCGCACGCGCAGACGGCGCTACGGCGGCCCTGATCGCGCAGGAGCGCGCGCAGGAAGCCATGGCGGAGCTGGAGGCCATGGGGCTCGACGGCGCCGCAGAGAGCGCGCCAGAGGCCTCAGAGAGCGAGCAGGAAGAAACGAAGCTCGCCGACATCATTCTGAAGCTGGACAAGCACCCGAAAACGGGGCAGATCAAGAGCACGATCGACAACGTCCGGATCATCCTCGAGAACGACCCGAAGCTCCGCGGCAAATTTGCCTTGAATAAGTTTGCCGGCCGCGGGGAGGTTTTAGGGAGGCTGCCGTGGACGGCGGACGACCACCGGCGGCTGTGGAGCGACACCGACAGCAACGGCCTCTACTGGTACCTCGAGAAGGTGTACGGCATAACCGGCCGCGGCAACATCGACGCAGCCATGGACATTCACGCAACGGCGCACGCGTTCAACGAGGTGCAGGACTACCTGAACCGGACGCAATGGGACGGCACGCCCCGGCTCGACACCCTGCTGATCGACTACCTCGGCGCAGACGACAGCGACTACACGAGAGCGGTCACCCGCAAGGCCCTGACCGCAGCGGTCGCCAGAGCCATGGAACCGGGCCGGAAGTTCGACAACATGCTGATCCTTTGCGGGCCGCAGGGCTGCGGCAAGAGCACGCTCCTCGACAAGCTGAGCAGGGGCTGGTTCAACGACAGCATCCGGACGTTTGAAGGCAAGGAAGCAAGCGAGCTGCTGCAGGGCGTGTGGATCGTCGAGATCGCCGAGCTGGACGCATTCAGGCGGACGGACGTCAGCCGAATCAAGCAGTTCCTGAGCCTGCGCGCCGACCGCTACCGGGCAGCATACGGCAGGAACATCAGCGAGCTCCCGAGGCGGTGCGTGTTTTTCGGGACCTGCAACGTGATGGATTTTCTCCAAGACACGACGGGAAACAGGCGCTTCTGGCCGGTTGACGTCCACCCGCGGAACCGGAAGGCGGCGCCGTGGGATCTGACCGACGACCAGATCGCGCAGATCTGGGCCGAGGCGAAGGTACGCTGGCAAATGGCCGAGCCGCTCTTCCTGACCGGCGATCTTGAGCTGGCGGCACAACGCCGACAGGAGCTCCACCGCGAGACCGGCGTCAGCGAGGGCCTCATCGAGGACTTCGTAAACCGGGAGGTCCCGAGCGACTGGGCCAACTGGACGCTCGACCGGCGCCGCGACTTCTGGGCGGGCACAATTCAGGGCGCCGAAATCGAGCTGGTACCGCGCAAGACCATCTGCGCGGCGGAGATCTGGTGCGAGCTTCTCGGCGGCCAGCTGCGGGACGTCCGCAAGGCGGAGGCGCGCGAGATCAACAGCGTGATCGACGCGATGCCGGAGTGGGAGCGCACCGAGGGGCCGCGCACACACGGCCCGTACAAGAACCAAAGAGGCTTTGTGAGAAGGAGGGAAGCAGGATGAGAGAAAGCACGATCGAGACCCGCCTGCGGAAGGCCGTGGAGCGCGCAGGCGGGCGGTGCCTGAAATGGGTCTCGCCGGGGCACACCGGCGTGCCCGACCGCATCATTCTGATGCCGGGCGGCCGGGTGTATTTCGCAGAGACGAAGGCACCGGGTGAGAAGGAACGGCCGCGGCAGGAGTACGTCCAGCGGAAACTACGCGAGCTGGGCTTCAAGGTTTTCAGCAGCGTGGACTGCGACGAGCGGCTCGGGGAGGTCCTGCAGGAGCTGCTGGACGACCAAACACCGACGAACGGCGACGTTATCCGCGCTATGGACGATGAGGATCTGGCGAAGTTTCTGCACGCGGTGCAGCTCGGAGCGATAGCCGCGCAGTTCAGCACAAGCAAAGGGATAGATTCAGAAGAAACACTGCGGCTTTTTCTGGCTGCGATATACGAGGAGGAGCAGGAATGAAGCAGGAACCCTATGAAATCGAGCTGCGACCGTGCCGGTTTTGCGGAAACACCGAGAAGCTGGGCGTCAGGAGCACGACGACCCGGCGTATCTGGGACGTCGCCGAGAACGACTGCATCTACTGGGAGCGCTTTTCCGTGCGATGCCCGCGATGCCACGCGCGCGGGCCCGTCGTGAGCGGGATCGTGGGATACGGCGCCCCGAGGACGATCAGCTACAACGGGCAGCAGGCGGAAGTACAGACCCGAGAGCACTACGCCGTGCTCGCCCGGAAGGCGTGGAACAGGATCCCGGGAGAGGAGGAGCAGAAATGAAGGTGAGCGCAAAGGTCGCCGTGGTGGCATACGAGGCGCAGAGCGCGCTGTTCTGGGCGTGGTTCGCCATAGCCTGCTGCGCAGGCGACGCCGTGACAGCGATCCTGCTGCTGTGCGTTAAGAGCCTGATCTGGGCGGCGCTGCACAGCGAAATCGAAGAATGGGAAGCCGACGAAAAAGCAGAGGAGGGGCAAAGATGAGCGTCAAGCCGGAGTGCGGGAAATGCGCGCATTACGAGCCGAAACCGGGGCGCGGGGCTGGCTTTTGCACGAATCCGCGCGCGTCACAATACGAGCTCATGGTCCAGCGGAGCAGGCCGAGCGCAGACAGATGCTTCACGAAGAAGGAGGAGGAGGAGCAGGAATGACAGAGCTGAAGCCCTGCCCGTTCTGTGGCGGCCGCGCGCGGCTGGTCCGTCTCGGGCACCAGAACGGCACAGCGTTCGATGACTGGGGCATCGAGTGCGTGAAATGCGGCGCAATGCCGTGGGCGTTTGAAATATTCCAGTGCAGAACGCAGGAGGAAGTGCACGAAACCTGCGCAGAGCGCTGGAACCGGAGAGGAGGCGCTGACAATGGCGATTAAACTTAAACCGTGCCCGTTTTGCGAAGGAGGAAAGCAGGAATGAAAGTAGAAAACCCATGCTTCCATTGTTACAAGGGGGCGTCTGAGGGGTGCCTCGGCTGTTATCGCAGCGGAAAAGAATGGAGCGGAGATCTTGAATCAGAGACTATCGAAGTCGAAGATGAAGATGAGGTCCTCAAGTTGGATCCGGAGTATGACGAGGTGGACTGGGCATGAAGTACAAACCGCACAAGTACCAAGAGTACGCGACGCAGAAGATCATCGACAGCAAGGCGGCGGCACTTTTCCTCGACTGCGGCCTCGGCAAGACGGTCATCACCCTGACCGCGATCAGGCGGCTGAAGTACGAGCGGTGGGAGGCGCGCAAGGTGCTGATCATCGCGCCCAAGACCGTGGCCGAGGACACGTGGCAGAGCGAGGCGCAGAAGTGGGACCACCTACGCGGGCTCCGATTTAGCACGGTGCTGGGCAGCGCGGCGCAGCGGAAAGCAGCGCTGGCGGCCCGGGCGGACATTTACGTCATCAACCGGGAGAACACCGCGTGGCTCGTCAAGGAGCTGGGGCACAAGTGGGACTTTGACACCGTGGTCCTCGACGAGAGTACGAGCTTCAAGTCGCACACGAGCCAGCGGTTCAAGGCCATGAAGGCGGTCAGGCCACGCGTCAGGCGCATCATCGAGCTGACCGGTACCCCGGACCCGCACGGCCTCATGGACCTCTGGGCGCAGGTTTTCCTGCTGGACGGCGGCGAGCGCCTCGGCCGGACGATCACGGCATACCGGGACGCCTACTTTCTGCCGGACAAGCGCAACGGCCCGATGATTTACAGCTACAAGCCGAAGGCCGGAGCCGAGCAGGCGATCACCGAGCGCATCAGCGATTTGTGCGTCAGCATGAAGGCGGCCGACTACCTCGACCTGCCGGAGCTGATCGAGCGCGACGTCTACGTCACACTCGACGCGGCAGCCAAGACGGCATACGCCCGGCTCGAGCGCGACGCGCTGCTGGAGATCGACCGTGACACCGTGACCGCAGCGAACGCGGCGGCGCTTTCAGCGAAGCTGCTGCAGCTGTGCGCCGGGGCCGTGTACACCGAGGCGGAGCCGGAGAACGGCATAGAGCGAGGCGTGATGCACGTCCACGACTGCAAGCTGGACGCGTTCATGGAGCTGATCGAGAGCCTGAACGGCGCGCACGCCGTGGTCGCCTACGGCTTCGTGCACGACAAGGACAGGATTCTGGCGGCACTCAAGAAGGCAGGGAAGAAGGTCAGAGTGTACACCGGAGCAGCCGACAAGGACGCGTGGAACCGCGGGGAGATCGACATCCTGCTGATCCACCCGGCCAGCTGCGGCTACGGCCTGAACCTGCAGCAGGGCGGCCACCACATGATCTGGTTCACGCCGAGCTGGAACCTCGAAGAGTACATCCAAGCGAACAAGCGACTACACCGGCAGGGCCAGCCGGAGCCGGTCATCGTGCACCGGCTGATCGTGAAAGGCGGCCGCGACGAGGACGTCGTGCGCAGCCTGACCAGCAAGGACGCCGCGCAGGAGCGCCTGCTGGCAAGCCTGAAGGCCCGCATCGACGCGGTGCAGGGCAGGGCCAAGATAGGAGGAGAGCAGGAATGAGCAAAGCAGGAAACGGCAGGTACATCAACGCCGACAACTACGAGGAGCGGCTGCAGAGGCTGCTGCTGGTCTACGAGGCCGAAGGGCAGACCGGTCACGCGGCAGCGACCGCCGTGGCGATCCGGATGCTGCAGACGGAACGCGCATTCGAGCGCGTGGACGTAAGGAACCGACAGCTGCTGCCGGAGCGCGACGTAGCAGATGACGGCTACAAGGAATGCCTCAAGGTGCGCATGGCCGAGGAGCTCGGCAAATACGCCGTCGAGGAGGGGCTCGCGACCTTCGACGAGGCCCCGGATTGGGTCGGGGGAGAGCTGCGGATGCACGCGGCATTCCTTCGGCCGATCGAGCCGAAGTTCAAGCCACCGGAGCAGGAAGGAGGAGAGCAGGAATGAAAACACCGAAGGCGATCACCGAGGCGGCGAGGCGGTACCTCGACTATCTGGACGCCGAGCTCCAAGAGGCCCAGTTCTCGCGAGACAGGACACAGGAGGACCTCGAACGGAGCACAGCCCGCGTGAACGAGTACGACAGCACGATCAAGCAGATCCACGCCGACCAAGAGGAAATCAGAGCGTGGCTGGCAGAGCAGGAAGGAGGAGAGCAGGAATGAGCAAAGCGCTTAAATGCGATCGCTGCGGCGAATTTTATGAGCTGAGCCACCGAGGCGAGATCAAACATTCGCCATATGGGGTGTGGAAAGGGAACCGCAGCGCGGACCTTTGTCCAGCCTGCAGCGATGATTTGCGCAGATGGTACGAGAATCCGAAAGAGGGCAGACCCGTCGGGTACTGGATGGGCCGCGTCGCGGACGCCGCAAGAGATGCATGGGAGGCTGTGAAAGACACACCTGAATACAAGGCAGCCGTCGAGGCGGCAGCAGAACGGATGAGAACCGAGGAAGGAGGAGAGCAGGGATGGACACCGGACGAAACATCCTGAGCAGCGACAGGGCAAAGACCCTGCGGGAGATCATCGAGCAGGAGGAAGCCGGGCAGGTGTACGCGATCCCCGCGCGCGGAAACTGCAAGACCGCGGCGATGAAAGCGGCACTCGAACGGGCAGCGGAGCAGGTGCAGCAGATCAAGCAGCACCTGGCCGAGACGCGGCTGACGCCGAGCACCGAGGAGCTGCTGGAGGGTGTGCGCCTACCGGAGATGCCGAAGCCGAGCAGGGCGACGCGGGAGACATACGACATGGTCCCGCGCGAGACGGGCCGACTGGCGTACCAAGAGCCGCTGGAACGACTGGCAAAAGAGATCGACAGGCAGCTCGAACGACTGCTGACAGAGCGGTATCCGGGCACACCGATCGAAGATTTTGTCAGCTCGTTCATTCCGGGCGGGCTGAGGATAACCGCCCCGGATGGTGCGGCGTTCGATTTCGTGTACACGACGCACGGACCGAGCACGGCGGGCGGAACGACGACCATGACAATGGATCTGACCGTCGCGGAAACCAAGACAGGAGGAGAGCAGGAATGAAGATAGAGACCCGCGACTTCGAGGCTTTGACTGAGAGCACGAAGCGGGAGGTCGAGCTGGCCTGCAAGCGCGCGCCGATCATCGCCGTGGACTTCGACGGCACGCTTTGCGAGAACGAGTGGCCGGGCATCGGCGCGACCAAGTGGGAGACCGTGCAGGCGCTGATCGCAGCACGGGCAGCAGGCGCGCGGCTGATCCTCTGGACCAACCGCGTGGGCGCAAGGCTGCGGGAGGCGGTCGAGTGGGCCCGGAACCGGGAGCTCGAGTTCGACGCCGTGAACGAGAACCTGCCGGAAGTGCTGGCGGCATTCACGACGGATTGCAGGAAGGTGTACGCCGACATCTACCTCGACGACCGGGCAGCGCAGCCGAGCGCAGCGGTCCTCGGGCAGCTGTGGGAGACGGCACGCGAAACAATGAACGAGGCGGCGGAAGCCGACAAGAAAACCAAATCAGAAGGAGGAAAAGAACAATGACTAACGCAGACTGGCTGAACAGCAGACCGGAAATCACCGCAGCGGCGGTGGTCGCAAAGGCAGAGGAATGGTACGAGAAGGAGCACCCGCAGGCCGACACCGACACGGCGGGCCTGCTCGGCAAGCTGACCGAGTGGCTGGCCGCCGAGCACGAGGAGAGCGAGGCACGCCGGACGGTCACGGTCGTGACGACGCTGGCCGTGACGCACGTCCTGCGCGAGCTGGACGCCGATCAGGTGACCGGGCAGGTCGCACAGCGGCTGGCCGAGAGCGCGCTGCAGAGCGCGCGGTACGGCGACAGCTGCCTGCACGAGGTCGCGCAGGCCGACAACATCGGCATCAGCAGCGTGCAGGTTTTCGGCATTGAGAACGACGACCCGAGCGGGGAGGTGCTGGAGGAATGACCTACGACGACCTCTACCAGCTGCGGGACCTCGAGCGGGAGATCAAGCGGTACGACCAGCGCATCGACGAGCTGCGCGCACAGCGCACCGCGATCAACGCCCCGGCCTTCGACCGGGAGCCCAGCGGGCGGAACGATTCGCCGGGCAGGGAGAGCAAGATCGAGCGGCTCACCGCGGAGATCATCGACCTCGAGGAGCTCCTGCGGCTCAGCCGGGAGAAGCGCGTGATCGAGAAGCAGCGCCTCGAGAGATACATCAGCCAAGTGGACGACAGCCTCACGAGGCAGGTCATGGAGCTGCGGTTCAACGCCCAGCTTTCATGGAACCAGATCGCGGCGAGGATGCCCGGGAGCACCGTGGGCAGCCTGAAGATGATGCTCGGCCGGTATCTGGAGCGGCACACCGGGGACGACGCGTGACGACCCGCGGGCGTTTAGAGTGTTGAAAACTTGTGGAGAAAGCCCCGACGCGGCAGCGCGCCGGGGCTACATTTGCGGACTACAAAAGGCCGCACAAACGGAAAAACAAACGGACTACAAAAAAGTTTGTAGCGAGAAGGGGCTGACTACAAGTGAATTTGTGCAGTTTTGTAGGTAGCGAAGAAAAAGCACGTAAATACGCGGATTTACCCCTATATACTACATACTACATTTTATTCTTAATAGACCAATAAAAATAAAGAAATAGGGCGCGCGAACCCGCAAAACGCACCTCTGCGCTCAGAACGCGCAGGGGCGCGCGCATATGTAGGCGCGCACACGCGCGCGTACGCGCGTACGCGAGAGCGCACGCGGGCGAGCACGCAAGCGCAGGTGTGCACGAGCACGGAACGCGGGCGGGACGAATGAAGGCGGGAGGCGGCGGAAAAAAGTTGTTACCAATGTTACACATTTCCGTGGTAGAATGATAGCGTGGAGAGTGGGCGGGAGACCGACCACCCTCCTCCTGCTTTTTGAGGCGGGCACAACCCCCCGCCCTCTTCCTGCCAAGCGCCCCGCTCCCAGCGAGCCGGGGCGCTTCTCATGCACGGAAGGAAAGCAGGCGAGCAGCAGGCAGGAGGGAGCAGAAATGGATTTGCAGATCGAGCGCGTACCCGTGAGCGCGATACGCACATACGCGGGCAACGCGAAAGAGCACCCACCCGAGCAGGTCGAGCAGATCGCGGAGAGCATCAAGCAGTTCGGATTCAACGACCCAATCGCGGTGTGGGGCAAGGACAACACAGTCGTGGAAGGCCACGGGCGGCTGGCGGCAGCGCGGCTCCTCGGCATAGCGGAGGTTCCGGTCATCCGGCTGGACCACCTGACCGACGAGCAGCGGAGAGCGTACACGCTGGCGCACAACCAGCTGACCCTGAACAGCGGATACGACATGGACGCCCTGCGGGCAGAGCTGGAAGCGATCGACAGCATCGACATGACGGCCTTTGATTTCAGCTTCGCCGACGAGGACGAAGGCGGAGAAGGCGCGGAGCGATTCAGCGTGGACGACATCGAGGTCTACCGGTCATACGAGCGGGAGAACGACACCCGGGAGTGGTTCACAAGCAACTTCACCTTCCCGGCCAAGGACAAGGAGCGAATCACGGCATACCTGCAGAAGAACAAGGCGAGGATCACCGAGGAGATCATCGCGGCAGCCAGAGAGGAGGCCGGGGATGATTGAGTGCGGAACCCAGTGCATGATTTGCGATTTCCCGATCCACCTTGACACCTACATCGGGTGCGCACACGCGTGCAAGTACTGCTTCGCAAGAGAGAAGCAGAGCATAGCGACGGTGAGGCCGCTGGACAACCTCGACGCATTGCGGCGGTTCATCGAAGGGCACAGGACGAACGAGACGCGGTGGTGCGATTGGAAGATTCCGGTCCATTGGGGCAGCAGCAGCGACCCGTTCCAGCGGGCAGAGCTGATCCACGGGCGGAGCCTCGCGGCATTGGAGCTGTTCGCCGAGACCGGCTACCCGTTCATCGTGAGCACCAAGAACCCCGTGCTGGCAGCGCAGGAACCGTACCTCGGGCTTTTGAGCAGATGCCGGTGCGTTTTCCAGATCAGCATGGCGGCCCCCGAGTACGACAAGCTGGAGCCGGGAGCACCGACCTACGAGGAGCGCCTCGAGGCCGCGGCGATTTTGAGTGAGGCGTGCACCCGCGTGATCGCACGCGTGCAGCCCTACTTCACGGACCAGTACAAGGCCGTGCTGCGGGAGATACCGAGATACAAGCAGGCCGGGATCTACGGGATCATCGTGGAAGGATACGCGACGCGGAAGAAGCAGAAGGGCCTCGTGAAGGACGGCAAGTACGGATTCCCCGTCGAGGTTTTGGCACCGCAGTTCAAGCAGATCAGAGAGCGCGCCCACCAGAACGGGCTGCGTTTCTTCTGCGGCGAGGACATGCTACGGTTTTTAGGCGACAGCATGAGCTGTTGCGGCACGGAAGGGCTCGAGGATTTCAGACCGAACACGTACAACATCGAGCACATCGCCCACGACGACCCGACGCCGGAGCCGACGGAAGCGATGAAGCAGCACGAGAACACGCGGCCGTTCAGAAGCCTCTGCCAGACAAACGCGTGGGCGAAGCAGGTGAGAAACAGCACGTTTGCAGAGCTCATGCAGCAGATCGGCGGGCCATGGATTCAGCGGTACCGCAACCTGCGAGCGAAGTACGGCGAGTGAACGAGAGAGCCCGTCACGCATAAGCCAGAGCGACGACAGAACGCAACGGCGCAGCGTACCAAGGCGGGCCTTTTTTGAGAGCGAGCGCCAGCGAAAGCAGGCGAGAACGAATAAACCTAGTCGTGCGGTAGGAGAAGGGGCCAAGCCCGGAGGAGCACGGCGACAAAATCGCGCGCCGGAGCGCGCGAAGGCCAGCGGCGGCGGCCAGCGAAAGCAGAACGCGCACGTGAGCGCGCAGGAGCGCGCACGTGGGCCCGCGAGGCCCGCGCGGGGCAAACGATACCCCCGAGGGCAAACGGCCCGCAAATCGCACGCTAGAGGCCTCAGAGGCGATGCCGACGACGGCCGGCGCGGGCGATGCCGACGGCGCGAAAACCGCCCAGAAGTTGCGATGCCGACGGCGAAACACCGCAAAAACCGGCAAGCGGGCAGGGCGGAAAACCGAAAAGCACGAAAACGCGCGGTTTTCGGCTTCACGAGAACCTCGCCAAATGAGCGTTAGATGCAATACAGCAGGAAAGCAGGGAGAGCAATGGATTTGAAGATCGAGCAGCTGCCCGTCGAGGCGCTGACCCCATACGCGCACAACACGCGCGCGCACCACGCAGAGGATGTCGGCCAGATCGCCCGGAGCATCGAGCGGTACGGCTTCAACGACCCGATAGCCGTGTGGAGCGACAAGAACATCATCGTCGAGGGCCACGGCCGCCTGATGGCCGCCAAGAGCCTCGGGATGACCACGGTCCCCGTGATCCGGCTGGACCACCTGACCGACGAGCAGCGCCGCGAATACGGCATCATGCACAACAAGACCGCGGAGCTTTCGGATTGGGACTGGGAGCAGCTGGAGCACGAGCTCAGCGAGGTGGACCTTTCCGAATTCGGCCTAGCGTTCACCCCCGAGCAGATCGAGGACACCGAGGAAGCCCTGCTCGAGGCGGTCCAAGAGGACGAGGTCCCCGAGCCCCCGAACAACGACCCCGAGAAGGGCGACGTCCGGCAGCCCCGTGTGCACCGCGGGGAGATCTGGCAGCTCGGGCAGCACCGGCTGATGTGCGGCGACAGCACCAGCGAGGCCGACGTAGCCGCCCTCATGGACGGCCAGCAGGCCGACGCCGTGGTGACCGACCCGCCCTACAACGTGGCGATCGAGAACAGCGACGGCAAGACGATCCAGAACGACGACATGAGCGCCGACGACTTTCGGGCCTTTTTGCGGGACGCATTCAAGCGGCTGGCCGCCCACCTGAAGCCGGGCGGAGCGTTCTACGTTTGGCATGCCAGCCGGACGCAGGCCGCATTTGAAGCAGCCCTGAACGAAGCAGGGCTCGAGGTTCGCGAGCAGCTGATCTGGGTGAAGAACGCGCTGGTTTTAGGCCGGCAGGACTACCACTGGAGACACGAGCCGTGCTTCTACGGGTGGGCCGACGGAGCAGCGCACTGGTTCACGCCGGACCGCACCCAGACCACGGTCCAAGAGGATAAGCCGGACTTCGGCAGCATGAGCAAGGCCGAGCTGGTCGCCCTGCTGGAGCAGCAGTACAAGGGCGACGACGGCCCGCCGAGCACGGCGATCTTTGAGAAGAAACCGCTGGCCGACGCCGAGCACCCGACCATGAAGCCGGTCCGCCTGATCGCCCGGCTGATACGCAACAGCACCCGCCCCGGCGAGACGGTCCTCGACCTTTTCGGCGGCAGCGGGACGACGATGATCGCAGCCGAGCAGCTGGGCCGGAAGGCGGCCCTGATGGAGCTCGACGAACGGTACGCCGACGTGATCATCGAGCGGTACGAGAAGTTCACGGGCAAGAAAGCCCAGAGAATACGGTGACGGCCCGCAGAAGCCCGCGTGAGCACGCAGGCGAACGCGTGTGGGCCCGCAAGCAGCAAGCAGGGCAAACTGCCCACGAAGAACGAACGGCCCGCAGAGCGCACGCTAGGGGCCTTAGACGCGAAACGAGGAGGTGACCGCGATGCCACCCGGCGAAAACCTGACCAGCGCAAGAGCAGCTGAGCTCGGCGCCCGCAGCAAAGGCAAGCCGAAAGCCAAGCCCGACGACTGGATCACAGAGGACGGCCTGCTCACCATACGCGGCCTCGCCCGCGACGGCCTGACGAACGAGGCGATAGCCGAGCAGATACACTGCAACAAGTCAACATTCGCTAACTGGATAAAGCGATACCCGCAGATCGCCGAGGCCCTGAAGGAGGGCCGACGCCCCGTGATCGAGGAGGTCGAGAGCGCGGCCTACAAGGCGGCAAAGGGCTTCTGGACCGAGGACGTCGACACCGAGATCTACGTGGACGAAAAGGGGCAGGAGCGCAAGCGCGTGATCAAACACAAGCGGTGGATCAAGGCGGAGCCCGCCATGATGTGCTACCTGCTCAACAACCGCAAGCCGGACCGATACAGCAACCACCCGGACAAGGTCTACGAGCAGCTCATGGCGCAGGCGAACGCAGCCTACACCGGAATGCCCGCGGACCAGATCGCCCCGACCTTCCTGCCGCTGGTCTACGACATCAAGTCCGGCAAACACAAGGAGTACGTCCTGCCGGGCGGCCGTGGATCGACCAAGTCCAGCTTCATCAGCCTCGCGCTGGTCGACATCCTGAAACGACACCCGCAGCAGCACGCGGCCGTTTTCAGACAGGTCGGCAACACGATGCGCGACACCGTCTACAACCAGCTGCAATGGGCGATCCGGACGCTGGGTCTCGAGGGCGAGTGGAAGTACACCACGAACCCGCTGGAGATCACGAACGTCCTGACCGGGCAGAAGATTTTCTTCCGCGGCGCAGACAACCCGGACAAGATCAAGTCCCTAAAGCCACCCTTCGGCCACGTCGGTGTGGTCTGGTTCGAGGAGCTCGACCAGTTCCACGGCGAAGAAGCCGTCCGAAAGATCGAGCAGTCCGTGGTCCGCGGCGGCGACGAGATCATCAAGTTTAAGAGCTTCAACCCGCCCAAGAGCGCCCTCAACTGGGCGAACCAGTACATCCAGATCCCGCGCGCCGACAGGCTGGTCGTCCCGAGCGACTACCTGAGCGTACCGGAGGAGTGGCTGGGCCGGCAGTTCATCGAGGACGCAGCCTTCCTGAAGGAAACGAACCCGACCGCCTACGAGAACGAGTACCTCGGCAAGGCGAACGGGCAGGGCGGAAACGTCTTTGACAACGTCGAGGTCCGCGAGATCACCGACGAGGAGATCAGCCACTTTGACAACATTTTCAACGGCATCGACTGGGGCTGGTACCCGGACCCGTTCGCGTTCATGCGGATGCACTACGACGCGGGCAGACATACCCTCTACCTTTGGCATGAGTACACCTGCAACAAGCGCAGCAACGAGCAGACGGCGAAGGACCTGCGGAGCCAAGGCATCACCGAGAACGACATCATCACCTGCGACAGCGCAGAGCAGAAGTCGGTCGGTGACTACCGCGCATATGGCCTGCTGGCCAGAGCCGCGGAGAAGGGTCCGCACAGCAGAGAGTACAGCTACAAGTGGCTGCAGAGCCTGCGGGCGATCGTGATCGACCCGACCAGATGCCCCGTAGCGACCGAGGAGTTCCTGCACTACGAGTACGAGCGCGACAAGGACGGCAACGTCATCAGCGGCTACCCGGACGGCAACGACCACGCGATCGACGCCGTGCGGTACGCCATGGAGCGCGTCTGGAAGCGGAGAGGAGAATAAGCGATGTGCACACACAGAGGCGGGGCAGCCGCCCTCAGCACGGGCAGCAATCCGACCGTAACGGCAAGCCGCAACTGGATGGAGGGCACCGTCAACCAGCAATCGCTGGCCCGATTCAAATCAAACCTTGCGAACGATATAGCGACGCACAGCCCGCAGCAGAACGACACCGTGGAACGGCGGATGGAGAGTTACATCGCACGCGAAGAAGAAGTCGCGCGGAATTTTGACACCTACATCGCCTCGGGGTACATCGCAAGCCCGGACGCGCCGTGGTGGCAGAGCCACCAAGAGTCGCTGGGCACCCTGAAAGCACAGCTCGCCGCGTTCCGGAAGGAACGCAAGCGGCAGGGGCGCTGACCACAGGTGCGCGAAACCCGCAAAACAGCTTGACTTTTTAACCAAGAGGTGGTATGATGTGCAGTAACATGGGCGGCAGGGCCGCACCCGCGGCAGCCCCGCAGGCAGCCCCGGCCGTGATTCAGCAGCCCGCACCGGCGGCAGCACCCGCCCCGGCAGCGCAGCAGGCGGCAGCACCGGCGCCCGTGACCTACGGCCGGATGCCGATGAGCGAGGCGGCCTACATGGCGCAACAGAATTTCAGCGCAGCGACGCAGGCAGCGATTCAGACCTACCTGCAGGCGCACGCAGCGCCGGGCAGCCTTTACAGCCCGAGTCAGATTCTGAACAACGCGCTGCGCAAGGGGCTGCCCCTGACAGCCGCGCAGAAGCAGACGATGGCCGGCCTTGACGCCGGAATGCACGACCTCGGCTACAACGCGAACATGACGCGGTACGACCGCATCGGGTACGTGGAGCGCCTGCTCGGCGGCCGGAATTACTGGCAAATGACCGAGCAGCAGGTGAAGAACGCCCTGATCGGCAAGACCTACCCCGACAAGGCCTACGTCAGCGCGTCCCACAACCGGTTCATCCACGCCCCGGCAGGCAACAACTTCCAAGACAAGGCGGTCGAGGTCCGCATCCACGCCAAGAGCACGACCAAGGTGCTGGCGCCGGGCACCGGCCCGGGCGGCGACTTCGGCGAGATGATCCTCGCCCGCGGGCAGAATTACAAGATCGTCGATGTCAAGATGCCGCGCGGCCAGACCGGGCGCAGCGGCGCGAATTACTACCAGAAGATCGTGATCACGGTCGAGGTCGAATAAGCAGAGAGGAGGAGCAGGAATGGCAAAAGCAGCACCGAAGAAGGAGGTCCCGGCAAAGCCCAAGCAGGGCAAGGCGGTGGACCGCTTCGAGAACGACTGGGACGGCGTCCCGAATTTCAAGCTGAGCCCGGCGAAGAAAAAGCCGGCCAAGAAGAAATGACCGTCCCCACCTAGGGAGAAGGAGGAAGCGCAGATGTGTACGCGCAGAGGTGGCCTGAGCGCCATGACGACAGGCGGCAACCCTACCGTGACGCTTCGTGCGTCAGCCGTAACGGCGACGCCGACACCCGCGCAGCTGAGGGCGCAGCGGCTGGCGGCAGCGCGCGCAGAGGATGCCCGGATAGCCGACGAGATGGGCGAGATGCTCCGCGAGGAGGAAGCCGCAGCGGCCCTCCGGAGGCAGCAGCAGCAGCTCCGGGCCCAGCGTCTGGCTGCGGCGCGCGCAGAGGACGACCGCATGGCGCGCGACCGGGAGGAGGCAGACCGCGCGGAAGAAGCGCGCAACGCCGTCCAGCGCCGGGGAGCGCAGCTGAGAGCGCAGCGCTTAGCAGCAGCACGCCGGGAGGACGACGAGATGTCGAATCGGCGCACCCGTAGGAGAGGTAGCCGTTAACCAGTAAAAACAAATAACATTTAAGCCCGTGTGCGCAGAAACCGCATGCGGGCTTGACTTTTACACGAAAAGGTGGTATGCTGAATGTGCACAAACATGGGCGCGGGAGCGCGCAGAGCAGCCTCGCCGGCGGCCCCGGCAGCGCAGGCCGCAGCACCGGCCGCAGCGCCCGCAGCGGCGCAGCAGGCAGCCAGCAGGCTGGTGAGCGACACCGGCGTGCAGGACATGGACGACGCGACGCTGACCGCGCTCTTCCAGCGCGCCCGCAGCGCGCCTAGAGCGGCGGACGGCCGCGACGACACGATCGCGCAGCGGATCGCAGACGCGCTGGGCATCACGCAGAACCGCCCCGAGAGCGTCCGACAGGAGGCGTTCGCGCAGTATCGTAGCCAGCGCGGCGCGAACGGGCTGATGTATCGCACGATCAACGACACGAGCAATAAGACAGCCCGACAGATCGCGCACGAGCTGACCGCGAGCGCGGGCAACTACGGCTGGAATTACGGCGGCGGTCGAGCCTACGGAACCGGCCTCTACTTCGCAGCGCAGGGCCCGGCGAGTACACCGGGCGAGGCGGCGCAGCATTCCGCGGGCAGCTACGGCTGGAACAACCCGTACACGATCGAGGCGAGGCTGAAACCGACGGCCCGCATCGCCACGGACGCGGACCTGCGCAGCGCAGCCGGAAGGACGTGGGCGAAGGCGCACGTAGGAGCACTCCGCAGCATCGGTCTGCGAGTTGACGCTTCCGGAAACGTGCACGACGCCAGTGGCAGCTGGCGGTCGGTTGACATCGACACCACGGTAGCGATGCTCCGCGGATTTGACGGCTACAAGGAAAGCAGCAGCACCAGCGTTTACCACACAATTTTCAACCTCGGCGCCCTGCAGGTCGCACGAGGGAACAAGTACGACCGCGCAAACCGCGGCCAGCTGAGATAAGGAGGAGAAAGCAATGGCAGGAACCAAGAAACCCGCACCGAAGGCAAACCCGAAGAACAATAGCCCCGAGCTGATCCGGTCGGTGGCCAAGAAGATCACCACAAACCCGAAGTTTGCCGACGACGCAAACATGGCGATGAGCGCGAACGCGGTCATCACGCGAGCACGCAAGGCCGGTAACACGCCGGAGCAGATCGCCAAGATGAGCGCAGCGCAGCTCAAGAAATACCTCTGACAGCGCAACCGAATAACCGAGAAGCCCCGCGGACCGGCAAAGGTCCGCGGGGCTTGACTTTTACCGAGTGAGGTGGTATGATGTGCATAAGGTCAGGATACCCCGCGGGGAACGCCTACCCGGGCGATGACGCCTACGGTCCGACGACCGCACCGGCGTCCGCGCGGAGCACCTCCTCGCCCGGACCCGTGATCAACGGCTGGCAATGGTTCAGCGATGCTCCGGAGGATGAATACGCCTACGAGGGAGACGGCGCAGCCACGGTTGCGTGGTTTCAGGAGAATTCAAACTTCGAAGCCCTCATTCAGAGCATGGACGCCGACACGCTGGAAGCGTTCAATGCATGGACCGGCGGCGACTTCATGAACAAAGACCAATGGCGGCCGTGGAACCAGAGGAGCGCTCAAACGCAGCGGCGGACGATGCTCATGGACCGGATTCTCGACCAAGCGGTCGTGACAAAACCGCTGGTGATTCACCGCCTAGGTTCCGCAAGGCTGCTGGGGCTTAACACGCGGAAGGTCGCGTCGATGAGCCAGCTGACAGCCCTCGCGGGTACAACGATCACCGCGGACGGCTTCAATTCAAGCGCGGCCGCGGCAGAAGGCCTGCCGGTCGGAATCGAGGATTACAAAAACGTCGAGTACCGGTTCCGTATCCCGGGAGGATCGCGCGGAGCGTGTATGTGGATCGGCGACAGCAGGCTCTCCGGAGGCTGGGGAGCCAGACAGCGCGAGGTCATAGTCAACCGTGACACCGCATGGACGATTGGGCAGACAACCTACGACAGACATCGGGATGTGTACGTGGTCGAGATGACATACGCCGGCCGCAACGAACATGACTACGGGCAGGAAAGGTGAGTAGAATGGCAGAGAAGAAAACCAAACGCAAGGGCGCCTTCGGCTACGAGGTTCCACGGGGGACCGTCGTAGACACCAAGGCGAAACCAATCAAGTACCTCCCGAACGGGACTATCAACCCGGAATGGGAGAAAGCGCAGCGCGCCAAAAAAGCAAAATAACGAGAAAGCCCTCGCGGGAGACCGCGAGGGCTTTTCCATTCCACACGAGCGGAGGTGAGCCGCACGAGCAATGGTAACATTTTTACGAAGCTGCGAGGCTTCATCGAGGGGGTGCTCCGAAAGTTGATAACATACAAGGACATCGAACGCGCAGTCGAGGACTTCGAGAGCCCGCTGTCCGCGGAGATGGAAAACGCCCTCAACGAGTGGGCCGAGATGTACAAGGGCAAAGCCCCGTGGCTGAAGAAGGACACGGTCTACTCGCTGGGGCTTCCCGCAGCGATCGCTGCGGAGATCGCGCGGCAGGTCGTGCTGGAATTGAAGTGGAACATCACGGCCAAGGTACCCGAGGGGCAGGAAGCGCCGGAGGACGGCAGCGACCCAATGAACCCGAGGGCGCAGTACCTCAAGGACGAATTCGAGAAATGCATCAAGCCGCTGCGCGAGAAGGTCGAGACCGGCTGCGCGAGCGGAGGCATGGTGATCAAGCCCTACCCCATGGGCAAGCACCTCTACTTCGAGTACGTGCAGGCGTGGTCGATGTATCCGATCGCCTTTGACGGCGCAGGAAACCTGACAGACGTGATCTTCCGGGACATCTACACCATGGGCAAGTACACGTTCACCAGACTGGAGCGGCACAAGCTGGAGACCAAGAAGGTCTCCGGTGAGGACGAACCGCAAACCGTCGTGACCGTGACGCAGCGCGTATTCAAGAGCGACAACCGGGATAGCCTCGGCATCGAGGTCAGCCTGAAAGACGTCCCGATCTGGGCGCAGCTTCAGCCCGAGACGACGATCAGGAACACCGGCGGCAAGCTGCTGGTCGGCTGGTACAAGGTGGCCAGCGCAAACACGATCGACCTCGACAGCCCCATGGGTGTGTCCGTTTTCGCCAAGGCCCGCGACCTGATCAGGGACGCAGACGTCCAGTACAGCCGGATGCTCTGGGAGTTTGAGGGCGGCGAGCTCGCGATCGACGTGGACCCGCTGGCCCTTCGCGGCAAGCAGACCGTCGGCGCAGACGGCAGCGTCCACTATGACGCGCCGCAGCTGAACGAGCGCCTCTTCCGGGGCGTGGACAACGGCCGCGACGAAACCTACCACGTATTCAGCCCACCGCTTCGCGACGGCAGCATCCTGAACGGCCTGAACAGCATCCTGCAGAAGGTCGAGGACGCCTGCGGCCTCGCGCGCGGAACATTCAGCGACCCCACCAACGAGGCCATGACGGCCACGCAGCTGCGCATCCTGCGCAAGCGCACATACGACACGATCGCGGGCAACCAGCAGGCGCTGGAAGTCTGCCTGCGCGACGTCGTGCACGCCATGGACGTCCACGCGACGCTCGCAGGGCTCGCGCCCGAGGGCGAGTATGAGCTCAGCTTCGAGTGGGACGACAGCATCATCGTGGACACCGGCCAGCAGCTGAACGAACGCCTCGCGCTGGCAAACGTCGGCGCAATCAGCAGGGCGGAGCTCCGCGGCTGGTACCTCGGCGAGACCGACGCGCAGGCGGCCGCAGCGATCGCGCAGATCGACCAAGAGCGCATGCAGCAGATGATGCAGGAAAGCATGCTGCAGGGCGGCCTCGAGGGCATGATGACCGGAACCAACGGCGCGCAAGGTGCCGACGGACAGCCGGGGCAGCCCGACGACGGAACACCGACCGAGGAGTGAGGTGAACAGCCATGCTGGACGGACCGGAGCTCGAACGGGCGATCGCAACGATCATGAAGCGCCTGCAGGGCGTGAACGCGCTGTACATCCGCAAGATCGCGGCCCAGATCAAGCGCATCGGCGAGCTGACACCGAGCAGCGTGAACCGGCTGGTCGCCATGGCGGACATGGGCGCAGACATCAACGAGATCAGGGAGCAGCTGCGGCTGGCCGTAGGAGCCAGCGCGAAAGAGCTGCGTGACGTTTTCCAGAAGGCCCTGACAGAAACCTACAATGACCCGCGCTTTGCAGCCTACCTCGAGGAGAACCCGGACGCAATCCAGCCCGAGGCCGAGGAGCGCATCACGCGGTACGCGAGCGCGGTCTACCAGCAGACCGCGGCGAGCATGTACAACCTGAGCAACACGACAGCAATCAACCTCGGCTACCGGAACGCGATCGACAAGGCCGTGCTGGCGACATCAACGGGCGTCGGCTCGTACACCGAGACGATGCGCGACACGATCAGGGAGCTCGGCCGGGCAGGGATGCAGGTGACCTACGCCAGCGGGTACAAGCGCAGGCTGGACACGGCCGTCCGGCAGAACATCGTCGATGCCGTGCGGCAGATCAACAAGCAGGCCAGCGCGATGATCGGCGAGGAGCTCGGCTACGACGCCGTCGAGATCAGCGCGCACAGCCGGAGCGCCCCGGACCACGAGCCCGTGCAGGGCCGCGTGTTCCTCAAGGCGGACTTCGAGGCGATGCAGGCGGGTCTGCCCTTCCGCGACGTGAACGGGCACCTCTACCAAGGATTCAAGCGCCCGATCAGTGAGTGGAACTGTCGGCACATCCCGCTCAGCTTCAGCACGAAGTACAGCAAGCCCGTCTACACCGACGAGCAGCTGCGGCGCATGGCCGACGAGAACCAGAAGGGCTGCGTGATCAACGGCAAGCACCGCACGCTCTACGAGGCCAGCCAGATGATGCGAAACATTGAAACCGAGGTACGGCGCCAGAAGGACACCGCCGTGGCCGCGCAGGCGGCCGGAGACGACGCCCTGCGCAAGGAATGCCAGCAGAAAATCAACGCGCTGGTGAGGCAGTACGCGGCCGTAGCGAAGGCCTCGGGCAACGACGAAAAGCGGCAGCGAATGACCGTCGAAGGCTTCCGGGCCGTGAGGGCTTGACTTTCGGAGAAGGGTGTGGTAGTATGTGCATAAGAGCAGGCGCGGGCGCAGCGGGAAGCAGCGCGCCAATGGCGGCAGCAACGCCGCCGACCGTGACGGCGAACGCCGACACATTCCCGAGCAACCCGGTCGCGGGAGCGCAGGCCGCGCTGACAGCGGCGCAGAGCAAGCAGGAGCTCCAGCAGGCAATGCAGACCACGTGGAGCGTCAAAGTTGACCTGACCTCGCTGAAGAACGTCCCGACGGATTCGCTGCGGACAGCCCTGCTGGGCATCGACGAGGTGCTGCGGGAATTCCCCGACATGGCGGACTACCTCGTCGAGGTGCGCAACAAGATGCCGGGCAGAATAGGCATCGCAGGCGCGAGCCCCGACGGCAGAATCTACCTCCGCGAAAGCTGGTGGAGGAGCAAGAACAAGGTGGACGGGCAGGCGCGCAGCGACGCCCGGGCAAAGTGGCACCCGGCCAACACGACCAGCGCGCACTACGCCTCGCACGAGGTCGGCCACATTTTGACCGAGGCCATGATCGAGGCGGCGCACGCCGACGTGCTCGGCACAATTCCGGGCGCGGCCTACGTTCACGCCCTGCGCGACGACTGGCGCAAGGGAACCACCGCGAGAGCGATCGTGGACAAAGCATACGCAGCCGTGCAGGCGAAGGGGCACTCCGGAACCCGGGGAGACCACGTCGGGCGCATTTCCGGCTACGCGAAGGACAACGACATGGAGACCATAGCGGAGGCAGTCGCGGACTGCATCGCAAACAAGGGCAATGCCAGATACCTCTCGCAGGAGATCTGGCGGATTCTGAAAACCGACCTGACGTAAAGGAGGAGAGCGGAATGGCAACCAAGAAAGCAGGAAAGACCACCAAGAGCGGGATCCCGATGGTGACGCCGGAGCGGGCCAAGCGCAGCGCAGCTGAGACGCAGGCCTACATGAAGAAGCACGGCATCAAGACGCAGGCCGAGCTCGACGCGAAGCTCATGAAAAAGTGAGGGCTGGACCCGAATAAAATACGGAATTAAGCACTGATGCACAAAGCATCGGTGCTTTTTTCATACACTTTTGTCCGGAATGACGAAAAACTATCAAGCAGGAGTGGAAAGGGACCACGAGAAAAAACTGAAATGCGAGAAGGAGGAACCGACCATGAAAAGAGAGGACATCTCAAGCATCTTCCCGGATGCGACACCCGAGCAGATCAGCGCACTGCTGAACATCAACAGCGCAGACATCGGCCGCGAAAAGCAGCAGGTGACCACGCTGACCCAGCAGATCACCGACCTGCAGGCCCAGATGACGCAGCGCGACACCGACATGACCGCCCTGCAGGAGCAGCTCACCGCGGCGCAGACCGACGCGGGCAAGCTGACCGAGGCGCAGGAGGCCCTGACGGCGCTGCAGAGCAAGTACACCGCCGACCAGAAGAAGTGGGACGAGAAGATCGCCAAGCAGGCCTATGACTTCGCAATCCGCGAGCAGACCGGCAAGCTGAAATTCACGTCCGCAGCGGCCCAGCGCGACTTCATCCGGGAAGCAACCGGCAAGAAGCTGGCAATGGAGAACGGCAAGCTGCTCGGCTTCGACGACTTCACCGAGGCCTACCGGGCAGACAACCCCGGAGCCCTTGTCGAGGAGAAACCCGCCGAGCCGGAGAAGCAGGAGCCCGCACCCAGCGCGCCCTCTTTCGTCCTCCCGGCAACTCAGCCCGGAACCGCGGCAAGCGCCGACGGCTTCCATTTTAACTTCACCGGCGTGCGCCCGCACCCGAGTGACAACTAACCGAAAGGAGCTAAGAGCATGGCAAATCTGAATTATGCGGCACAGTACAGCGCCGCGCTTGCAAACGCATTCCCGTACGTGCTGAATTTCGGCCGCCTCTATGCGACGCCGAACAACGGCCGCTACCGCATGGGCGAGGACGGTAAAACCATCTACATCCCGAACCTCAGCACCACCGGCCGTGTGGCTGCAGACCGCGACACGATCGCGCAGGCAGCCCGCAACTACGACAACGCATGGGAGCCCAAGACCCTGAGCAACCAGCGCAAGTGGTCCACCCTCGTGCACCCGAAGGACATCGACCAGACCAACGACGTCGCGTCGATTTCCAACATTACGCGCACCTTTAACGAGACGCAGAAGTTCCCGGAGATGGACGCGTACACGATCAGCCGCCTGTACAGCCTCTGGACCACGACTGACAGCGCAACCGGTTACACCGGCAAGACCGCGATCACGACCGCGCTGACCTCGAGCAACATCCTCGACATCTTCGACCAGATGATGACGAACATGGACGAGGCCCGTGTGCCCGCAAACGGCAGAATCCTCTACGTCACCTCGCAGGTCAAGGCGATGCTGAAGAAGGCAACCGGCATGACCCGCAACTTTGACGTCCAGAAGGGCGGCAGCGCAATCGACCGCACGGTCAGCCGCATCGAGGAGGTCGAGATCATCAGCGTCCCGAGCATCCTCATGAAAACCGCGTACACCTTCACTTCCGGCTGGGCACCGGCAACCGGCGCAGGCCAGATCAACATGTTGCTCGTCCACCCGGAGGCCGTCATCACGCCGGTTTCCTACCAGTTCTCCAAGCTGGACCCGCCGTCCGCACTGACGCAGGGTAAGTATTTCTACTACGAGGAGAGCTTCGAGGACGTGTTCATTCTGAACAAGAAGGCCGACGCCCTGCAGTTCCACGTCACCGCGGCGACAAACCCCTGAGCGCGCGCCTCTCGGGGCTGACGATTGGCGCGCTGACACTGACGCCGACCTTTGACGCGGATACGACCGCGTACACAGTGACGACGTCCGCAGCCACGAACAAGATCACAGCGACGCCGGAGGACGAGGACGCGACCGTCGAGATCAAGAACGGCACAACGACCGTCACCAGCGGGGCCAGCGCAACATGGTCCGCCGGGGAGAACACCGTCACGATCACCGTAACGAACGGCGACGTCGAGAAGGTGTACACCGTCACCGTGACCAAGACCTAAACGAAGAAAGGCGGGACGCAGCGTGAACGCAACGTACCTGACGTACAGTGAGTACACTGAAAGAGGCGGGACGCTCGATCCCGCCGACTTCATGCAGCAGGAGTACGACGCCCGAAAGCGGATCGACCGCTGGACCGACATGCGTGTCCAGTACATGGAAGCGGTCCCCGAGGACGTCAAGATGTGCATGATGCGGCTGATCGCCCTCGGCGCGGCAGCCGGAGCAGAGGCCCAGATGAGCAACCCGACAGTAACCAGCTTCAACAACGACGGCTACTCGGAGAGCTTCGGCAACGTGCTGAACGCGGAGGAAGCCAGCGCCGCCATGGACGACATCATCAAGACCGGGCTCTACGGCGTGCTGAACGACCACGGCGTACCGCTCCTCTACCGGGGAGTGAGGTGACGTCATGCAGCAGGCAGTCGAGACGATCACCATCATCAACCGCAAGTTCAACCCGGCCACGGGCCTCGATGACTGGAACCCCACGATCATCACGGGCGCCTCGTGGCACGGCAAGCAGATCGCATCCGTGACGCAAGCGGGCCTCAAAAGCGCCGACACGGCCTCTGTCCGCATCCCTGTGGGCGCTGACACCCAAGGGCGGACATACATGACCCCCAAGGAGTACAAGGCCGCAGAGAGCGTCTCCGGGGCTTTTACGCTGGCCCACGGCGACCTGATCGTGCTCGGAGCCGTGACGGCGGAGCCGGGGCAGAGCCTGACACCTGCCGCGGTCACCGACACCTACGACGAAGCATACACGATCATCAGCACGACAGACAACACGCGCAGACCACACGGAGCGCACTGGAAGGTGGTGGGAGCATGAGCCTGCGAATCAGATGCAGAATCGAGCCGCCGCGCTTTCCGCAGATGCTGGCCCAGCGTAACCTCGAATCGGGGGGCAAGGTCCAGCTGGCGCTCGACGCAGCGGTCATCCGGTACGCGAGACCTTACTGCCCCTTTGACACCGGCACACTGGCGAACAGCCCGCTCACAGCGAGCACGCCGGGCAAGGTGATCTACGCGGGGCCCTACGCGCACTACCTCTACTACGGGAAGGTCTACGGGCCGAACATTCCCGTATTCGAGGACGACGGCGGCGTCCCGACGCGCTGGTTCTCCCCGCCGGGGCAGAAGAAGCACCCAACCGGGAAAGACCTGACCTACCGGACAGGCACCAACGAGAACGCCGGGCCGTTCTGGATCGAACGTATGAAGGCGGACCACATCAACGACATCATCGAGGAGGTGCGGAAATTTGGCCGAGACGTCTAGCGCGAGCATGGCGCAAGCGCTGTGGGCGTGGATTCGGCAATGCCCGCAGCTCCGGCAGGGCGCCAAAATAGGCGTGGACTACCTCGCCGACACGGCGACGGAGTACGCGATCTACGCGATCCCGAGCACGATCAGGACGCGCGAAAACGTGCTGGGGGAGATCATCCCCGCAGACCGGCAGACGCAGTCGTTCTACTTCGCAAGCAAGGAGCCCTACGGCGCCGATGCCAGACAGACCATGCAGAACCAAGAGTTCTACGAGAAGATCGTCGAATGGATCTGGGAGCAGAACCGCAGGCGGAACCTTCCGGCTCTCCCGGCAGGCGAAGCCGTGGCGGTCGCCCCGACCCTGACGGCGCTCATCGCCGACGCAGGATCTGACGTCGCCAAATATCAGATCCAAATTCAACTCACGTATAGGAGGAAAGACGCATGAAAGACGCAAGACAGAAGTGTATCTTCTTCGGCAGCTGGACCGGCGCCGCCGTCGAGGCAGCTGCAAACGCAACGATCAGCGGCGAAGGCATCACCGCCGCAACCGTGACTGCGGCGACTTTCGGTACGAAGGTCGGTGGCGCGTCCGGCACATACGTTTTCACGTATGACGGAACCGCGACCACGTGGAAGCTGCAGGGCACCGCAGCCACGCTGAACCAGTACGGCATCACCGCAACCGGTACGCCGGAGGACGGCGATACGATCACGATCATCTACACCGCCGCAAACGGCGGCTGGGAAGCGCTCGGCAAGGACGTTGACGACCTGAGCAAGGACCTCAACCCGGACACCGAGAACAGCAAGAACGTCCTCGGCGAGACCACGTTCGAGCACAAGGGCTACCAGTCCAGCATCAGCATGGACACCTACTACATGGCGCCGGAGCGCCTGATGTACGCGCACCTGCTCGACGTGGCCCTGCAGGAGAAGTACGCGGAGAGCGACCTGCTCGGCTACTTTGCGGAGGCTTACTTCACCGAGGTGAATGAGACGGCCCGCACCATGACCGGCTACTGCTACGTCCGCAGAGCATGGATCGTCCCGCAGAGCGTGGGCGGCAGCACCGCGGGCTTTAGCATCCCGTTCACGGTCAACCCGCAGGGTGGCATGGAAAAGAAGGCAATCGTATACGACATGGTCACGAACACTGCAACGGTTTCGGACCTGACCTAAAGGAAGGAGGGCAGAGGAACCAAGCGCGGAACCTCTGCCCTCTTTTTGCATAAGGAGGAGAAAGCATGAGCAACATTATCAGACTGGACGACGGCACCAGAGAGTACATCATCGAAAACAACTACGGCGAGGAGATCTGCAAGCTGCACTTCCGGCCGAGCGACATCTCGCTCGTGGACCGCTGGCAGCGGATGCGCGACAAGTTCCTCGACGCGATCAAGCCGCTTGAAAGCATCGACATTAACGCCGACGGCACAGCCGCAACCGACTCGGGCATCAACGCCCTGCGCGAGGCAGACCAGAATCTGCAGGCCGCGTTCGGCGAGCTGCTGGACAGCAAGGACATCGGCGACATTTTCCGCACGCGGAGCCCCTTCTCTAGCGTGGGCGGGCAGTTTTTCTGTGAGCGCGTGACCGACATGCTGAACGGCATCATCAGCGGTGTGCTCGCCGAGGAAGCCGAAGCGTCCAGAAAGCGGACCGCGAAGTACATCGAGACGGAGGACAGCAATGCTGCTGGGCAGCCTGCCGCGGACGCTTGACGTCAACGGCAGAGAGTATGAAATCCGGTCGGACTTCCGGAGCGTTCTGCGAATCATCGCGGCTTTTAACGACGACGAGCTGACGACAGAGGAAAAAGTATACGTGTGTTTGCGGCAGCTCTACAAGAGCCTCGAGCGGATGCCGCAGCGCGACTACCCCAAGGCATACGAAAAGGCAATGTGGTTCATCAACTGCGGCTCGGAGCCAAGCAAAAAGGACAGCCCGAAGATCGTGGACTGGGAAAAGGACGAGCAGCTGATCTTCCCGGCGGTAAACAAGACCGCGGGGCAGGAAGTGCGCCTGACGCAGTACATGCATTGGTGGACCTTTATGGGCTTTTTCCAGAGCATCGACAGGGAGGACACCTACGGGTACGTCCTCATGCTACGGCAGAAGAAGGCAAAGGGCAAGCCTCTCGAAAAGCACGAAATGGAATTCTGGAATAACAACCGCGAAATGTGCGACCTGCGCGCGACCGCATCCAGCGGAGGCGAGGCGGAAGATGCACTCGCGGAAATTTATAAACAGCTAGCGAAGGGAGGCTAACGGCACATGGCGGACGAGTACGACGGCCGGGTAGTCATTGACACCGAGCTGGATAATACCGGCTTCGAGCAGGGCTCCGACAAGCTGAAAGCATCCGTCAGCGGACTTGCGCAGGCGATCAACGGAATTTCCGGCACGTTTGCAAAAACGTTCAGCAAAAAATGGAAGATGCCCGAGCCAGAGCTGCCCGAGAAAGAGGACATGGAGCTCCCGCAGCCGGAGCCCGTCAAGCCCGAGGTAGATACGACGGACTTTGACGCAGGAACGCGACGAGTGCACGAGGGCATGGAGCAGATCACCCGCGACGTCGGAACCGACCTGCCCGAGCCGAAGCCGGTAGAGCCCGAGCTCGACAGTAAAGAGTTTGACAAGCAGGCAGCCAAGATGCAGAGCAGCATCGGGCGCATCATCGGCGAGATCGACCGCATGGTCGCGACGTCGGCGCAGGGCTTCCGCTCCACGAGCGCGGTGCTGGCATTCAACAATAAGCTGGACCTGACCGCGGAGAAGATCGCGGAAGCGAAGGAGCAGCTCGCAGAGTTCGCGGCGCAGCAGATCCCGACGGACGCCTACTCGGAGACCACGAAGTCGATCGAGAAGGCGGAAAAGGCGCTGCTGAAGCTGTACGAGAGGCGCGACCAGATGGAGGACCTCGGCGTCAGCGAGGGCAGCAAGCAGTGGCAGCGTCTCGAAATGCAGATCCGAGCGGCAGAGGAAGAAGTCGAACGGTATGAAATGGCCGCGGACAGAATGCGCGAAACTGGGCAGGCGTTCGTGGATCCGGCCGCGACCGAGCAGTACACCGCGATGCGTGAGCAGATCGAGCAGGCAGAACGGGACATCCAGACGAACGCGGGACTGATCAAGCAAGAACAGATCGAGCAGGCGCGGATGAACGTCCTCGTCGCGCAAGAGAAGGTCGCGCACGCGGGCAACATCGTCGCGCGCAAGCAGGCGCTGAGAGAGCTGCAGGACGCGCAGAACGCGCTCGCAATGGTCGCCGAGAAATCGGTAACCCCCGCGCCTGACCCCGCCGCAGGAAGCGCGTGGCGACGCTTTGCGGCGACGATCAAGAGCGGAGCGGCTAATGCGCGAGCGGAGCTCGGCAAGCTGGGCACCGGAGCGCAGAAAATCGTGGGCGGAATCAAGAGCGTCGCGCAGCGCGTGACGCGTTTCTTCTCCGGGCTCCGGAAGCAGGGCGGCGGCATCGATTCGCTGTTTAAGAAAATAACCGGTCTGAAAACCATGTTGATGAGCCGCATCAAGCGCACCTTCATCAGCTTTCTTTTTCAGCAAGTACAGGAGAGCTTCAACGAGCTGGCAAAGTTCGACGCACGATTCGACAAGAGCGTCAGCAATCTGCGGAATCGCACCAGCGAGCTCGGCGCAAACATCATGGCGTCCCTCGGCGGGCTGATCCGGCAAATCGAGCCGATCATCACCAAGGCGATCGACGCAGCCTCCGCGGCGGTCACAAAGCTGAACGCGGTCATGACGGCGATCCGCGGAGAAGGCGTCATGCAGGTCGCGGTCCGGCGCACGGAGAGCTACGCGGACAGCCTGCGCGACAGCACCAAGGCGGCAAAGGACGCCAAGAAGGCGCAGGATAAGCTGAACGCGACGCTGACAACATACGACGAGATCCACAAACTGGAAGGACCGCAGGACACCGGGGCGGACCTCGCGGACACCGGAGCGGATGCCGAGAAGGTCGTGTACGAAAACGTGCCGGTCGAGAGCATTCTAGGTAGCATGGACACGCTCGGCAGAGACATCGCAAACCGCATCGTGCAGGGTATCAAAAACGGCGACTGGGCGGAAGCAGGACGCGCGATCAGCGACGGGCTGAACGCGGTGGTCGCCAAGCTGGACGAGAAGCTGAAAGCCGCGCGACCGAAGGCGGAGAAGGCAGCCGTGAATCTTGCTGACGCGCTCAACGGCATGGTCGAGGAGTTCGACGGTTACGCGCTCGGCAAGACGATCGCGGACGGCCTGAACCTTGCGCTCGGCACAGCAAACGCCTTCCTCGAGCGGTTCAACTTCTACTCTTTCGGCGCAACGATCGGCGACGGCATCACCGGAGCCGTGCAGAATTTCGAGTGGGAGACCGCGGGAAGGACGCTCGGCAACGCGATCAATGGCGTCATCGACACCGCGAAGGGCATCTTTGAGCACACCGACTGGCGCGGCGCCGGAGCAGGGCTCGGCAGGAGCCTCAACACGCTGTTCGAGACGATCGAGTGGGGCAAAGCGGCGCAGACACTGTCCACCGGCATCATCGGGATCTTCGACTCAATCAGCGCTTTTCTCGAGACCGTCGAATGGAAGGGCCTCGGCGAAAAAGTGTGGGAGTTCGTCACCAACATCGACTGGGGCGGAATCGCACGGTCCGTTTTTGAGACGGCGGGAGCCGCGCTCGGCGGGCTGGCGTCCTTCCTCTGGGGCATCATTTCCAGCGCGTGGGCGGACCTGCGCGCATGGTGGGAGGAAAACTCCGGCGACACCGGCGACAGCATCATCAAGCGGCTGCTGATCGGCATCGGAAACGCGCTGATCGGCATCGGCGACTGGATCCTCACAAACGTCTGGGCGCCTTTTGCGGAGGGCTTTTTGAAGGCCTTCGGCCTGAGCGACGAGGAAGCATCCGGGCTAATGCAGTTCGGACGCCAAGCAATCGCGGGCTTCTTTAACGGCATCGCGGAAGGGCTGGCAAACGTCATCGTGTGGGTGGACGAAAACATCTGGCAGCCGCTGAAAAAGGCAGTCAAGCAGGCTTTCGGCATTCACAGCCCGAGCACAAAAATGGCTGAGCTCGGCGAGTTCGTGACCGCGGGCCTGCTGGCGGGCATCCGCGACGGACTGAAAAACATCAAGAGCTGGATCGTGAAGAAAGTCTTTGACCCGATCATGGACGCGCTCAAGGCCGCCTTCGGCATCACCAGCGGAGCGGCGAGCAAGCTGCTCGATATCGGCAAGAACGTCATCGACGGATTCCTGAACGGCGTCAAGGACGGCATGACCAACATCGGCAACTGGCTGGAAACCAACGTGACCGGCAAGTTCGTCGGCAAGTTCAAGGACCTCCTCGGCATTCACAGCCCGTCTACGCTTTTCAAGAAGCTGGGCGGCTTCCTGATCGAGGGCTTCGAGAACGGCCTGACAGCAGGCTGGGACGCAATCACGGGATTCTTCGACCGGAGAATCGCGGCGTTCGACGAGACCGGCAAGCGCATGGTCGAGAGCCTGCGCGGCGGCATCCAGAACGCGTGGGGCGCACTGCAGCAGGCATTCAACGAGGGCATCGAAAGCCTGCCGAACGCCGTGCGGCTCGACGACTTCCGGGCAGCGGGCAGCAACATCATGGACGCGATCCGGCGGGGATTCGTGAACGCACGCGACTCGCTGGTCGGCGACGTCTGGCGCGTCATGGGCGACCTGCAGGGCTGGTTTAACACCGACGCGCACAGCAGCTTCTACGACATCGGCGTGTACCTTGCAAACGGTCTCGCGGAAGGCATCGAGGCGGGCTGGTACGGCGTGGACGGCGTCTGCCAGTATCTCGCGGGTGGCACACTGAACCTCGTCCGGTCGCTCTTTGGCATCGCATCGCCGTCCAAGGTGATGGCGGAAATCGGCGAATACCTCGCGGAAGGCCTCGCGATCGGCATCGACAACGGCGAGCGCGGCGTGCTGCAGACAGCAGGCGCGCTGGCGCGCAACGTGACAGCAGAGATGACGACAGACGCAGACCTCGAATTTTCGGCAGACACCATGGTCACCGGGCTGGATCTGGTGGCAGACAAGCTGGCAGCAATCGCCCGCACCTTCGCAGCGATCGGGCGCATGTTCCCCGACATGACGGCAGTCCCGGTCCCGGCAGCGGCGCTCGGCGCGATCACACCCGCGCAGACCAGAGTGTTCTCCGACGACCGCGGCGGCGACAACGAGACGAACAGGCTCCTGAACAAGCTGATCACGCGCATCGGGGAGCTGGAGGAGCAGGTCGCGAGCCGACCGCTCCGGCTGGAAAGCAAACTCTACGTCGAGCAGCGTGAGATCGGCCGCGCGACTAACGATTTCAACGCATCGCAGAGCCGCATCAGCAACGGCACACTGGGAGGAGGCAGCAGCAAATGGTGACGACGTGGTACTGGAAAGTGGACGGCAGAGAGATGCCGACACCGACAAAAGCGACGATTGACGAATACGACCTCGATTCCCAGAGCACCGGCAGACCGGAAAGTGGCTTCCTGAACCGCGAGCGTGTGCGCACGAACGTCATGCGCATTGGGCTGGAATTTCACAATCTGACACCTGAGCAGGCGCGCATCCTGCGAACAGCAATCGCGCCTGCGCAGGTGACGATCACCGTCCGGCGCTTTTACGGCGACGAGACACGGATGATGTACGCCGGGGACAGACACTGGACGGAATGGCGCGACAGCGACGGCAACCCGCACGTCGATCTGCAAGTGCAGTTTTCCGAGTATTAAGGGAAGGGAGGCAGCATGGACATCACACTGAACGTGTCGGGAGACACGATCCGCGGCACACCGGGCGCTTGCATCGTGAGCGGTGGAACCGAATACTTCCTCCTGCTCACCTACGGGGATGACTGGCGGTACCGCCGCAAGCGCATGACAATCACGTTTATCAGCGACGACAGCAGCGCCGAGACCACGCGGGAGGACATCGACAACATCGTCCTGCTGCCGAGGATCCCTGCGTGCCTCGCGGTGCGTGTGCAGCTTTTTACAGACGCAGACACCGAGAGAGGCCTGCCAGCGCTGCAGACGCTGCCGTACAGCATCGAGTGCGCCCCGGGCATGCTCGACCTTGGCTCCGTGGAGTATGCGCCGCCGTTCGACGCATACAACGCGAGCATGGACTACATCAACGGCAAGATCACGGGGTACTACAGCAGCACGGAGCTGGCGGCCAAGCTGGCGGCAATCAGAGCGCACGCGGCACTCGCGGCAGCCACGTTCCCGAGCATCGGATACCGCCGCGCAATCGCAGCGCTGTCAACCGAGACGCGCATCACCGGCGAGATACGCTGGCCGGAGAGCGACGGGCAGGAGAGCGAGACGATCGTACAGATCGACGCCGACACGATCGCAGCGAACACACTGACGCTCACCACGAGCGCGCTGCGGGACGACTTCATCCTGCCGGGCGGCGTTCCGGCGGCCGAGTGCAGCGTGACGCTGCGCAAGGCCCTCCTGCCGGACCGCGACCTGAAAAAGGCGGAGCTCGGGCTGACCTTCGAGATCATGCAGGAGAGCGGGCAGTGGTATCAGGTGCCGCTCGGTGTGTTCACGATCGCCTCGATCGGCGACGACACCGCGGCAGGCACACCGATTATAGCGTATGACGACATGCGCAAGCTCGACGACTTCCCGCACACGGAAGGCTTCACGCAAGGCAAACCGTACAGCCCGCAGCAGATCATCGAGACGCTCGCGCAGGAGGCGGGCATCGACTACGACGGAGAGGTGGACTTCGACCCGAGGTACGTCAACAACGGCACCGGGCGGAACGTCTACGGCTACGTCGTCGCGGCTGTCGGCATCACCGGAACGACGCGCTGGGTCACGGTGCTGAACACGATCACGCCGGACATGACAGACGAGGAGATCGAGGAGATGCTGGCAAGGACGCAGCTCGTGAACTACCGCGGGCGGGTGACGTACAAGACCGACCTGCCGGAGGACCCGCAGCCGCGCGACGCCTACGCGGTGATGTACGGCGGGCCGATGTATGTCGTTTCGGACCTCACGATCGCGGCAGGCACAGCCCGCGACACCCTGATGCACACGGTGACGACGCTCGGCGCCTTCGCCTGCATCGACCGGAACCGCAAGCTGCAAATCGTACCGATCAAGCGACAGCTCGTGCCAGACGCGCAGCTACCGCCGGAGAAGATCATCCGGCAGAAGATCCTGCGCAGCGAGTACAAGACGCTCCGCGTCCAGACCGTATACGACTGCATCAACGCGGAGGGCAACCTCGAGAGCGTCATGCGCAGCATGGACACGATGTGGGACGACGGCATCTCGGCAATGATGCCGCAGAACGCGCTCTGGACAACGCTGGATAGCAGCAAGCAGAGTGAGGACATCACGCTGCAACTCGACCGGATCGTCGGCGTGCTGGACCCCGTGGTTTTCCTGCCCGCGCAGGCGGAGTTGTACGGGGACCCGAGCATCGACCTCGGAGACTGGCTGGGGTTGAGCGGCACAGACTTTCCGGCTTTCTCGACCGTTTGGAAATACCGGGGCAGCCAGACGATCTACTCCGGCGGCGCGGACGCGACCGCAGGCCAGCAGCACACGCAGCTGGACAAGACGATGTACGCGGGCAAGCTGACCGCCTCAATCATGGTCGAGGATACATGGCGCAAGACGTACAGGCACCTGATGCACCGGTACGAAGGCCTGAACGGATTCAAGTACGACCGCATCAGACACTACCGCTACGGCGAAATCGAAGGAGATGATGACGAATGACGACAAGTCCTTTTCTGGGGCTGCGGCTGCCGGAGCTGGAGGACTACTACAGCCTCGACGGACACTGGAACTACAACAGCCTGCTGCTTGACGAGTTCCTCGCGAACGTCAACGCGGCGATCGTCCAGCTCGGCGAGACGACCGCGGGCAAGCAGGACGCGCTGACCACCGCGCAGCTCGCGGCGGCAAACAGCGGTGTGACAGCAGCGAAGATCGCCCAGTACGACGCGGCCCTCGCAGAGCTGATTGACAACGGGCCGAAAAACCGGCTGCAGATGACGCATGCAGCGGGGAGCTCGACGAAAAACGGCGTGACCTGCACGTGGGACCCGGATGCAGGAACCATGACACTGACGGGGACGCATGCGGCAGGAGCAGAGTCGTGCATTTTTGAATTTTACGCGGGCAATGCATCCGATCAGCGTGTGCTCCCGGCCGGAACATACCACCTCTCCGGCGTCCCGGCAGGCGGCTCTACGAGCACGTACCGCGCGGCCCTGACAAGCATAACCGGAGCCGTGGACACCGGCAGCGGGGCAGACTTCACGCTGACGGAGCCGAAGTACGCGGCATACCGGATTCTGATTTCCGGAGCCTGCGACTTCACGGGCGGCGTCGTTTTCAAGCCGATGATTTGCGCAAAGAGCGTGTGGGACGTCTCGCAGAAATTCGTGCCCTTCGCGCCGACAAACGCGGAGCTGTTCGCAATGATTCAGGGAGGCACAACATGACGACAGAGATCCAGATCAACATCACCGGCCGAATCGCGACACCGGTAGGTTCGCCGACGATCATCTGCGGCAACGGCGACTACACCGTGCGGCTCGCGTTCGATAGCGAGTGGCGGCGCTTCGCGATCAAGACCGTGCGGTTTGAATGGCTCGACATCATGACGGGCCAGCACCGGCACATTGACGCGGCGTACACCGGCAGCCCGGTAAAGATCCCGGTCATCCCGGACGCCTACGAGCTCAACATCGGCGCATACGCAGGCACCACGGAGACCATGCTGACATCCACGCCCGCGCGCATCCCGTGCGAGCGCTGCATCACGGATTCAGCGACGTACCACGGCGATACGACGCCGGACGTGTACGAGCAGCTGATCGACGCAATGGAGAGCCTGCCGAGCGGCGGGGTGGAACCTAAGCGCACCCGCGTCCGCCAGAGAGCACCAATGACAGCGGGCTATTTCCGCACGCTTGACATACCGGTATCGCTGCTGATGAGCAGCGCGCCGAGCGAGGACGAAACAGGCGAGGAAGAAGAACCATACGAAGAACAGGGGGTAGAATAATGGCAATCGCACGGACAGACATAAACGGCAATATTGCGGCTCTTAAAGCCGCGCTGGAAACACTCGTGCCGGACTTTTTCGCAAGCATCGAATATGACGATGCCACGACACCGACGGGCGTTATTTGCAAGGATGAGAATGCAAATACGATTTTCAAGGTAAGAAATACAAGCGGTAACTTTTACTCATACACCGCTTATAAAAACGCGGAAACGGCGCAGGAAACATCAGCATCAGGCGCATCGCCAAAGTACATGTACAAAGTCGGCGGGAATGGCGCTGTGTTAGAAACGACGGGTTCGTCTTTTGTCATCATAGCTAAGACAAACATCGGCGCAACCGGCTTCGCACTCCCCGACACCATGACCAACGTAGGATCAAGCAGAAAAGCGGCAAATTATCATACCGCTTGCTGGGGGGACGATCCGGCACTGACAGACGGGCTTGTTTTTGGAACATCCTCCGACGCAACAGCGAACAATGGCAATCACACATTGTTCGTGCCGATTCCAATGCACGGCACATACGAGCAGAATATTTTCTTGCCAAAAGCGTTTTTCCTGCCAATGGCGCAGAGCGGCATGCGCGGCGTGGTGCAAGAGCTGACCGCAGACGAGGGCGTCTACTTAACCAACGGGTACGTCGCCCTCTTGGACGACGGAGGCGAAGCATGACGCCGGAGATCTGGGTCGCAGTGATCTCCGGAGCCGCGACCATTACAGCAGCAGTAATCGCAATCAAAGCCGGAAACAAAGACATCGCGCACAAGCTGGAAACGCACCAAGCGGTAACCGACACCAAGATCGAAAACCTCACCGCGGAGGTCCGCTCGCACAACAACTTTGCACAGCGGATCCCCGTCCTCGAGGTCCAGATGGCAAACCACGACAAGCGCATCGACGCGCTGGAAAGGAGCGAGCACACATGAACAGCAGAACCAAGAAGAAGTGGATAGACATTGCGGAACGCGCAGCAAAGACGTTCATCGAAGTGTTCCTCACAAGCATCCCGATCGACGCGACGCTGCTCGCAAGCGGGTGGAGCGTCTGGCGGGCTACACTTTACTCGGCAACGGCCGCCGGAATTTCGGCCGTGATTAACCTCGCGATCCACGAGATCAGAAAGGAGCAGAATCATGATTATTCAGAAGGATAAGCCGGAAGCGGGCAACCCGTATTTCAACAACGGAAAGGGCAAGTACCCGGGCATCAGCACCTGCATCACAGGCAACCCGGCGGACCCCGGCTGCAACACGCTCGCAAACTGCGTGGCGATCACCGGCGCCTACAATCAGGCGGCGCAGGCGGACCCGAGCAAGCCGAAGTGGGGCCCGATCATGTACCCGCCGAACGCGGGCGGCATCCTCGATTACGCGGCAGACATTGGCCTGCCGACGTCGCAGACGCCGGAGGTCGGCGCGCTGATCGTGTGGAAGAAGGGCGCGCTCACGAAGGAAAACAAGAACGGTCACGTCGCATTCGTCTACAAGGTCGATGCCGACGGCACAATTTACACCGCAGAGAGCGAGTGGGAGGGCCGCGCATGGGTGAACCGGAGCTACCGGAAGCCATACTTCTACGCCAACGGGTACACCTTCCTCGGCTTCGTGCTCCAGAAGAACAGACCTACCCCCGGCGTCGTGATCAAGGAAGGCGACAAGGGCGACAACGTCCGCTGGATGCAGCAGCGGCTCGCCGACAAGGGCTACCTGCGGCGCAACGAGGTAGACGGCGACTTCGGCACAATCACGCTCGGCGCCCTGCTGGCTTTCCAGTTTAAGAACGCGCTGGCCGTGGACGGCGTTTGCGGCCCCGCAACGCAGGCAGCACTGGCCAAGTAAAGGAGGACGAGAGAATGCTGGAATTTGTGAGAGCGTGGCAGATCGTGGGCCACAACGAGGAAAACAAACCGATCGCCAAGCTGGACCTGCAGGCCAGCGAGTACAGCGAGCTGCCGGAGCTCGGAGATGAGGCGTTCGGCTACATCGTCGCGGCCGGAACAAACTCGCAGGTCACGCACGAGGGCGGCTTTGTGACGCTCGATGCAGACGGCGACTGGTACGACGCGACCGGAAACGTCGTGGAGGGTGAGTGACATGAATGAAAAGCCGATTTTCTACGACGAAATGAAGGCAGCGCAGCTGGCCGGAGGCGGGCAAGCAGGAACCAAGAAGCGGTACGTCTACGTCGGAACCGACGGGAAGGTGTACCAAGGCACCGACGGGACGGTTTATGTTTCCCGCAAGAAAGGAGTAGCAAATGGCAACTGAGTTCGTTCCCTACGAGGGAAGCAACCCCAGCGCGGCGATCGACACCGCGATCGCCCGGGCGGCCCTCGTACCTGACCTGCAGACAGCCGTCGCAGCAAAGCAGGACGCGCTGACCACCGCGCAGCTCGCAGCGATCAACTCCGGCGTGACGCAGGAGGATGTCGCAGCGATCGCGGGCAAGCAGGATGCGCTGACCACCGCGCAGCTCGCAGCGGCAAACAGCGGCATCGACAGCACAAAGGTCGCGAAGATCGAGACAAACGCAAATGCAGTCGCAGCGCAGCTCGACAACGGATCGAAGAACCTCGTCAAAATAACGCAGTTCAAACAATCCGAAACGATCAAGGGCATCACAGCAACCTACGACCCGATCACGGGCATCGTCGAAATCAACGGCACACACGACGGCTCGTCTGGCGGCGCAATTTTCGAGCTGTACACCGGCGCGGCGGCGGACCAGACGAAAATCCCCGCAGGCAACTACCGCCTCTCCGGATGCCCGACAGGCGGCAGCACGTCTACGTACCGTGTGTCGCTCAACGGCACGTCCGTTGTCGATACCGGCAACGGCGCGGACTTCACGCTTTCTTCCGCGACAGCACTCGCGCCGCGCATCCTGATCAGCAAGCCTGCGGGGCAGGAGGCGTCCTTCGACCACGCCCAGTTCAAGATCATGGTGTGCAAACAGGCCGACTACGCCGCGTCGCCCGCATTTGCGCCATACTGCCCAACTGACCACGAGGCATATGCGGAAAGCAAGCAGCCGCTGAAGGGCAAAAAAGTTTCGTTCTACGGCGACTCAATCACGACCTTTGCGGGGTGGCTGCCGAGTGGCAACAAAGCGTTCTACACGGGAAGCAACTGCGGCGTGAACAGCGTTTACCGCACATGGTGGCAGAAAACGCTGATGGGCACCGGCGCAGAGCTGTGCGTAGATCAGGCGTGGAGCGGTCGCTGCGTGAGCAACGTCCGCGACGCCGAAACGGATCTCGTCGGATCCGGTGCATGGCGGCAGTCGGAAGTTGACAAGCTCGCGACATCCGGAGCAACCCCGGACATTATCATCATCAAGCTGGGTATTAACGACTTCAACAACGTCTCTTGCCAGCTCGGAGAGTACGACGGCACAGAGGCGCTGCCGACGGTTCCGGATAGCGGCTTTGCAACCTTCCGCGAAAGCTACGCCACGATGCTGAACCGCATCATGACGACATACCCGCTCGCGAGAGTGTACTGCTGCACGCTCAATGCGTGCGAGCGCAGCGGCTCGGTCGGCTTCCCGGAGATCAACGGTCTCGGTGAGTCGCTAACCGAGTACAACGACGCAATCAAGCAGCTCGCGGGAGCATTCGGCGCAGGCATCATCGACCACGCTGCGTGCGGCATGACGTATTACAACATGAGCACGTACACAGGAGACTGGGACTCGACCACAGGCAAGGGCCTGCATCCGAACGCAGCGGGAATGCAGCTGATCGCCGACAAGACGATCGCCGCGCTCAAGGCTGACAAAGCATAAACACACCACGACGACGCAGCAAGAAAAGGAGCACACAATGCAGTACACGAACAGCGAAATCGACCGCAGGATCGCAGAGACGATCCACAGCGAACGGGACAGACAGCTCATGCGCAGGCGCCTGATCGACGGCCGGACCTACGACGAGCTGAGCGTCGAATTTTTCCTCTCGCGCAGGCAGGTAGCGCGCATCATCGCGCGGGCCCGGGCAACCTTGACAACAGAACACCCGCCAGACAACGGCACGAAAAGGGCACTCCCGCGACATTGCGGGGGTGCCCTTTTTTCGTTTATAATGGGGATAGAAGGAGGGAAAGCAGATGTTCGATTACACGCAGAACCCACTCTACAACCCGACCATGAACCCGTACCTGCCGCAGGCGCACAGCCAGCTCGCGCAGCCCCGGCAGGAGGTCGTCAAGGTGAACGGCGAGCCCGGCGCCCGGGCCTACCCCATGGGCCCGAACAGCAGCGCCCTGCTGCTGGACGTCAGCGGCGCGATCGTGTGGGCCGTGACGACAGACGGCGCGGGGTACAAGACCGTCGCGCCCTACGACATCGCGCCCCACCAAGAAGCCCCGGCGCCGGACTTCGGCAGCCTCGAGGCGCGGATAGCAAGACTGGAGGAGAAGATCAATGGCGGCACAACCGGCAATCCTGCAAATGCTCAGCGGAGCAGCGAGCAGCCCGCAGACAGCAGGCCTCGCACAGATCAAAGAGACCGTCGCTAAGCTGCGGGCGCTGAAGGACCCGCAAGCCGGGATGCAGATGCTCATGCAGCAGCGCAACCCGGGCATGGCGCAGGCGATAGACTACATCAAGCAGCACGGAAACGACCCGCGGGCGGCCTTCGAGGCGCTGGCCAGAGAGCGAGGCCTCGATCCCGCGGAGATCGCAAAACAGATTGGGCTTTAACCGCCAGCGCGCGGCGGTGAGCATAACCGGCGGCACACATGGATGCCGTCGCAAACCCTACAAGCTAAGGAGGTACAAGCATGGACACCAACGGACTGAGCGTATCGGACGTCGCAGCCCTCTCGGGCGGCGGCTTCGGCGGCTTCGGCGGCGGTTTTGAGGGCCTGATTTATCTGGCCGTCATCGCCTCGATGTTCGGCGGCTGGGGCGGTTTCGGCCTCGGCGGCAACGCGGGCGCGGCAATGGCGGGAAACCTCGCAACCCAGAACGATATCCAGCGCGGCTTCGATGCGCAGAACAGCGCGTCGAACCAGAGGGAGATCCTCGCGGCCGTGACAGCGGGCACCGCGCAGAGCGTGGCCGCAACCAATCAGAGCTTCCACGACGTCCTCGGCATCGTGCAGGACAAGTACGGCGAGCTCCAGCGCGACATCGCAGGTCTGGCTGTCGGTCAGGCGCAGCAGATCGCAGCACAGAACGAGTGCTGCTGCAGCACCAAGATGCTGATCGCAGAGACCGGCTCGAACCTTGCCGCGCAGATCGCGCAGAACAAGTACGAGAACGCGCTCGCGCTCGCAGGCATGGAGCAGCGCATCACCGCGAAGATGGACCAGAACGAGATCACCTCGCTCCGCGACCAGATCAGCCAGCTGCAGCTCGCGCAGGCAACGGCAGGCGTGCTCCGGTTCCCGAACCAGTGGAGCTACGGCGCGGGCCCGTTCCCGCCGATCTTCGGCTGCCCCGGCAGCGCTAACATCTGACGCCGCACCGGCGAGGCACAAGCAACCAGACGGGCAGGCGCAGAGCCTGCTCGTTTCGTTTTGAAAGGAGAAAGCATGAGTAAAGCACTGATTCAGACCGTCAACGCAGGACCGCAGGCGGTCGAGGAAATGGGCGTCATCGGCCTCGGCAGCACCGTCCGTCGTTTCGGCTGCAACCTGCGCCAGATCGGTGACGCGATCGAGTGTGCGGGCTGCGGCTATTACACCGTGATCGCAACGGTCATCGCAGCGCCGACCGCGGCGGGCGTCGTGACCGTCGAGATGTACCAGAACGGCGTAGCCGTCCCCGGCGCGATCGCATCAGCCACGGTCGCGACGGCGGACAGCCCGGCCACGCTGCCGCTGGTCGGCTCGATCCGGCTGGCGTGCGAGGAGACCGCGACGCTGACGTTTGTCCTCACCGAGGGCGGCGGCACAGTCGAGAACATCGCGGTCCGTGTGCAGAAAGCGTGAAGGCATGCAGATCATCGCAACGCTAGCAGACAAGATCGACGACGAGCTGCACGACGCAGAGGAGTACGCAGAGCTGGCGCACAAGTACAAGACCGAGCACCCGCACCTCGCGGAAACGTTCATCACGCTCGCAGAGCAGGAAATGACGCACCAGAAGATGCTGCACGCAGAGGTGGCCCGGCTGATCGAGGAGAGCCGGAAGCGGGACGGAGAGCCCCCGGCCGGGATGCTGGCCGTCTACGAGTACGAGCACGGCAAGCAGATCAAGCGCGCCGCAACGATCCGGCAGATGGTAGCCGAGT